GCCGCTGCAACACAACCAATGTATAGCAAACCTGGAGAAAAATCTGCACGAATCGGTGGAAAAGTCTACAAAGATCAAGAATTAGTCAAAAAACTTCGGGGAACTGACACAACACTCACCGATGCTCCAGGAATTCCAGGAATTCCAGGACAAGGACCTGTAGGAAAGCGAAGCGGCGAAACACAATATAGCCCAGAAGGAGCATATTACCCAGATGATATATATAATATCCGACAGAAAATTACAAGCGGCCAAAAATTAACCGCCGATGAAAAGCAGCGCTGGGGAGAATTTCACCAAGGATCAAAAACCGCTGGCGACCGAGGGGCCGCACAGGTTGGGGCACCACAAAGTAAACCTATTGGTGGATTGGGCGCGGTTTCGGCGAAGTACGAGTCAGGAAAAGGCGGTGCTGGTACAATATCTAGTGGTGTGGGTGACGCTGGTGGTAAATCTTATGGTACATTCCAATTAGCATCCAAAACGGGCACGGCACAAAAGTTTATCGATCAAAGTCCATATGCAAAAGAATTTGCTGGGTTAAACCCCGGTACATCAGCTTTTGATGCTAAATGGAAAGAAATATCAGGTAAGGATAGTGCAGGGTTTGAGCAGTCACAAAAAGATTTTATTGCTAAGACTCACTTTGAACCGGCTAAGGCGGCAGCGGATAAATTGGGATTTAAAACTTCTGATCGAGGAGTTTCTGAGGCGATTTATAGCGCAAGCGTTCAACATGGTGGTGTAAATAAGATTTTAGAAAAAACAGCTAAAGAAAATCCCAACTTTGAAACCATGACATCACAACAACAAATTGAAGCGTTATATAAATCACGAGGTGAATATGCCGATCAGTTTGTCAATAAAGCCGCTGGTAGCGGGCGCTATGAGCGCGAAAAGATAGACGCACTAGCCTATGCTGGACAACCAACGGGCGTTGGGGGAGAAGCTGGAAGACAACCACAGCCTAGCCCCGACCAGGCATCGACAAGATACGCTATGCTAAACAACGACTTACAAAGTACAAAAATGAAAACCGATGCAGCAGGAAGGCAACCAGTCGTGGTCAACGCCGGGGGTGGTAAGGGTAAGCGCGGTGGAAGTGGAGGTTCTGGGTCTGGCCCCGTTTCACGGAAAGCACCAAGAGGAAATGAGCCAACGATACAAGTTGCTCTTAATACCGACTTTTCTGGATCGTCTGCGTAAAATAAAAAAGGTCCAATGTAAGTCGAATTACATTGGACCACACAACGATCATTCTCTATCTAGTCATCATCGGCAGCTAACTTTTTTAAATAATTCTCAATTTCCGATTCATCTTCCGAATCACCGGCTTCCTGAGTAATTGGTTTCTTGTTAGCAACTGGCGTAGCAGCTGAAGCCGTTACCACAGCAGCTTGCGGTTTAGGTTGTTCATTGGCCTTAAACCCCATAAACTTTGAAAAATTTTCATCTTCCGCAACCTCTTCTGCTACATCTTCATCGTCGGCTTCGACGTTTTCTCTAACAGCGACATCTTCAGCTAAAACCTTATTCAATCTCGCTTTTAGTTCGTCGTAACTCTTAAACTTTTTAACCTCAGCAAATTCTGCTAAGGGATATGTTTGCTTGAGTAAATTCTCAATCATATCATCATCTCCGATAACAGCAGGTTCGCTGAATTCGCTTTTATCGTAATTTGTAAAACCTTCATACTTTCTTACACGAAGTTTGAAATTGGCTCCTTCCCATGGGTCAAATGGATTAACCGGTTTCATGTCAGCAAATTCTGGACACATGGCAGAATTGATCTTATCAAAAATCTTCTTTCCATATCTAAATAATTTTACCTTACCTTCGTTTTCGGGCATTGCTGGATCACTTATCACAAGAATATTTGACATATAACTTAGACGCCGTTTACGATCGCGTACTACGTTTTTATTCTTTTCCAAACCAGTATTCCACAATATGGTATTAGCTTCGCATAGAGGACACTTTTGCCCGATAGTTGTTGGACAATTTTCAATATACCAACTACCAGTGTTCTTATTCTGGAACCCATGCGAATACACCCGCGCCCATGGAATCTCTTCTTCTAACGCTGGGGGCAAGAAACGGATAACTGCAAGAGCGTTTCCGACCTTATCTTTTGTTGGTTGCCACAACCGTTCATCTGTCTGTTGAGTAGCGCTATTCCCAACCTTGAGTTTATCAATCTCGGTCTTAAGCTTCTCCAGAAAGTTTCCTCGGTTCTTTTTTAACTCTTTTATTAACGACATATACTTTTTAAACTCCTATAATATCTAATAGATGATATTTTACAATATCTGAAAACAAGTATAACACATTTTAAGAAAGTGTCAATGATGATTTTTGAAATATGAAAAACGCGAGATGCGCAACTTTTGCTATTCCAATATATTTTAAAAGAAATGGTTGGTACTTTATACAATTCTTTTCAATTTCTGGCCAAAGAATGTTTTCGTGTATATTCTGATTCCAATAACTGAAAGTTCCTTTGATGGCTAAGTTTAATAAAACTAATGTTTCTAAAGATATATCTTTCTTTAAAAACATTTTTAAAATTCTTGGATGCTGGCCCTCGTTTACCTGAAATAAATTCTGTACTATAATATCTTCCAGTTCAGCCACATCAACAATTTTCTGAAAGTCCTGTTCAAACACGTATGTAATGCTTTCTATCTTACGTTGCCAGTCAATGTAATCAGATTCTACGTTGTCGCCGAACACATCTCCAATCCACGTTCGGGTGTTTTTAACCATACAGGAAACAAAAAACTTTTCAACCTCAAATGGCGATTGAAGTTTTTTGGCTATTCTCTCAAAGAAAAATTTATCATTCCTTTGATTGAAGGAATTGGTGTCGGCTTTGATTTTACCTTTATATTTAAAATAATCATACTTCTCATTAGTGAAGTGTGATTTGATTGCAAGATATTTTAAATAACACCCAAAACCATTAATCATATCAAGAGATTACTTCAGCGGCAATTGCTTTATTTTCTTATTTTTACCCAACATATTATATTCAATGGCCTCATCGAAAATTTTTTGTTGAATAGTTGGACTTAATAAGTTCTTAATCTTATTATTATCATAATCAATACCAAGTTTTACCAACTGTTCTATAACGGCTTCGAGGTATGTTAGTTTATGAGCTGTAACAATACGTTCAATTTCTCTGGAAAATTCTTCCATGTTTTTTAGTCTTAGCATACTATATCTCTAACTTTCCAAGCGGATGTTTTTTCTTAATTTCTCTTAAACGATCTTTAAACCATTCGGGTCTTTTTGTAACCCCAATACGCATAGGGTCGACAATACCAGGAGTGCTCATGCACAACTCAATTTCACCACCACATTTTGGACAGGGTTGTTGAGTCGGTAGAAAACGATCGGCGATTTTCTGCGATTCTTCGAATATATAGTCACAGGCTTTACATTTAAAATCATATAGTGGCATGGTTACGATTCCTTTTTTGTTTTTGATTTATAATCCGTAGCATAGAATCCGGGTCCCTTAAATATTGCACAGGCGGGTATGGACTGTAGCTTCTCAACTTTTGATTGACACGTTGGGCACACCTGAAGGTTTTCGTCATTGATTTTCTGAATGATCTCAAAAACTCCACAATTTTTACAGTAATATTCGCGCAATGCCATATATTATACTTCATGATATAAATCTGTATGTTGCATCATGTATACACGCTTTAACCATTCTTTATATTCCTCTGCCCAAATTACATAATTTTTATTACGCCGATCTATTTCTTTTTCTGCTTCCTCTAGTTTTAAGCCCTTTTGGATTAGTTGTTCCGTTCTCTCACGGTACTGTGTATACTGTTGAACATATACTCGTGCGCGATTGATACAATATTGAGCACCAATAAAAAAAACTACAAACACTACCAAGCTCAATACAATTCGATTTATTAATGATTTTACTATTACGGGAAAAGACATAATAACTGTCATATATTATCTAACAATTAAACCCTGGAAATTTTTTAGCAGCATCAACAAATTTCCGTAGCTCTTCGTTTTCATCTCCTAAAGCGCGAACCTGATCAGCCAAAGATAGACACATCTGTAAGCTTTCGTCTAACTGTTCGTTATTTTCTTTGTTGATACATAGACAATGATTCATAATATTGGCCGTCTTACTAAAAATATTCACCACAACCGAAACGACATCAGGCGGTATAGGTTCTTTACTTGAAGCAATTAATACGTTGAAATATAATATCAAATCATTCAATTCTTGTATTTCTTCATTAATATCTTTATCACTATTGATCATTGATATCGATTGAATTTTCTTTACAAAGTTCCCAGAGCTTAGACCGCACCGCATCACACGCTTCTACATATCCAGTCATGATGCGTTCCTTTTCTTTTTCGGGTATATCATTGATCGTTGGATCAAATTCCGCGATTCCCTTTAAGACTTCTTCATTAGTAATGCCATACTTAACTATACCACGAAGATATTGATCTAGGTCCCACAAAAGTATTTTATAATCATCAACGTGCATGATCGATTTGATTTTTGCAACGTCTTCGGGTTTATCGGTATTATATGATATTTCCAGTTTCGCTCTCATTTTTCTTTTTCCTTGTTTTAGTTTTTTTAACAGGCTTTTCAGCAACGTCAGACGAGGCTTCAGAAGCGACTGCTTCAACGGGCGGAGTAGTAGAAACAGTGACCGGTGTTTCTTCTAACACTGGCGGTGGAGGAGGAAGTTTTTCTAATAAATTAGGAAAAACTAAATCGACGATTTTTCGGGTAATTCCATATCTCTGTTCAAGTTTTTTGTTCTTCAGCGTTTCTAAAAATTCCGCTTCTTCCTTGGCTAAACCTTCAAGCAATTGAATCCATAACTGCTCTCGGCGGGCCTGATGCAATGATGGATGACCACCCTTATAAAACAAATACATTTTTTTAAATTCCCGATATAGATTAGCATCGGCTAAAGTAATTGGGTAGGGCGTGGGCTTAAATGGTGCTGGGGTTGATGGTAACAAAAATTCAATTTTACTTGAAAAATTTTGATACAAAAAATGTTGGAGTGGTACGCTTAGATTTTCTTTTAAAAATTTAACTTTCTCTTCATCAGAAGAGAACGACTTAATTTTTTCAAATACTTCAGATATAAACAATTTCATTTTATTTTTTCCTAATTTTTGGTTTATCGAAACAAAATTCTATCTTACTACTTATCGTCACACGAAACTCTGGTATACCAAGATGATCAATAATCTTAAGTTTCTGTGCTTCAAAAGCATTTACGTATAGATCTATATTATGCTTTTTTTCAATTAATTTCAAGAAAAAGTTTCGATCTTTATGTCCACATGCATAAGCCATTTTAGTAAATAGAATACAATTCAGTCTAGATATTTCGGCCACATCAACTTTAAGATCTGATAGTTTAGCCCACCAATTAGAACTTGAAACTTCATGAATCATAACTGTAGCTGTAGGGTCTATAAATCTTCCACCAGGAATTCCATGGGCCAAAAGTATCGCCCCAGCACTCATGGCTTTACCAATACATATGGTAACAACTGGCAACTTACTAGATTCAATATCTGATAACATCGATAACAATGCATACGCATCACCGCCAAAGGAATCAATCACGACCGGAATAACGTCTTGGCCTGTGTTATACGCTTCCGTCATTTGTTTTGAGAATTCTTTGGCTGCAAATTCTGTAATTTCACCGACCCGAATTATGACAGGAGGCTCTATTAAATCTTTTACTGAACCTTTAATATATGGATCTTTGTTGATTATAACTCTCATATTTCCTTTTTAATTTAAAATTCAGATAAATTTTCCATCAAAATTTTTAAACCATTCTGCATAAAATAGCCCATCATTTTACCCCTAGATGGTTTTTGATTTTCAAACTCGGTGATGATTTGACATTCAATATCAAATGGAATAAATCTAATCAGATCAATAACTTTTTCATTTCGATTATAGTTTTGCAACAGTTTACTATCAAAATCGCTGAGTGGCTTATTTAAATACTCCTGGAGTATCTTTGAGCGCAATGGTTTCTGTCTTTTGTCGGGTGACACAAAACAGTCATCGTCTGATAAAAAATTAGGAACGCCATCTCCAGGATCGCCACGAAGTATTTTTTCTCTTAGATATAAATCTGGATCGTTGTGCGTAACATACCGTTTTTGTATCGGCGAGTATTGTATGACGTTCGTATAACGATGAAGTTGTATAAAATCGTGATCGCCCGATAATATCATTGTAGGTTCTTGTTTATGATACTTTTTTACTAGGGTTGCAATCGTATCATCTGCTTCAGTATTATTAATAACAACAACCTTATATGGTAAATATTCTAATATCTCGTCGCGAATTTTATTAAGAGATTCAAAGATGACATGCCAGTTCAACTCAGACTTGTCTCGGCTTTTCCTGCGATTGGCTTTATAAAAAGGATAAATGGTTTTTCGCCAACAAGATCCCTGTCCATCACCACAGAATACAACATTTCCGTATTTTGAACCAAATGTTTTTTTATAATAAAGCGTACTACTTAATATCGTGTGACGAATCAAGTTTTCATTAATGTTGTCTGTCGCCCCCTGAGAGAAAATATTAGCTAAGAAGATTTGATTGTAATCGATTAACAGCACATGATACCACTTAATTATTAACTAATTTCAGTATATATTGTATTCAAGCAGTGTCAAGAAGTATTTCAAAAAAACTTAGATATTTTATAGGTCCAAATCCAATAACCTGCTGCCAATGGAAGAAAGGTTACATTGGCTATTGATAAAAATAATAGACCGATAAAAATATTATCATATAGTGGGCAACAAACTTTTTTATCGTCGATAGGTTCAAACGGTTTCATTATAGACAATATACAACTATATAATAAACAACATATAACCAACCAAATAATCCAGCAACAAAAGCCCAGAAAATCGAGTGAAAACTCATGAACGAAACCAAAACTGCACCTAGAACTCCACCGGCTATGAATATATCTTTTTGTATATTTGTTATGATACGATCTGATATTTTATTAGCAATCTGATCTGTTAAAAAGGTTTTTTGAAAAAATTCAGCTTCTTCAGGTGTTAAGTCTTTGCGTGGGAACATTACAGTGCCCTTAATATAATCGTATACTTATTGATTCGGCCCGTGAGCTTTTTTTCCTTACACCTTATAGGTATTAATATTTTTCGCAACGCAACCTTACCGCTCTCAAGCACTTTAGATAAGATCTCCTTTGGCTTTCGTAATTTCTTTTCGACCGATATCTTTGTATCAAAATTTTGTATAGTCGAGCCTTTAACACTAAAACCAGAACCGTCTGCCGCATAATAAACACCAACGCATCGATATTTCGTATTAAAAACCCACACTTGTTCAGAACCAATAATCTGTTCTGGATTAATACTAGTTAGATTATATTCTGGAAATGTATCTAAATAAAACAATTTCTTAACCTGTTCTTTGGGCGTTTTAATTTTTTTCTGTCGTGGTTTACGAGGTTTTTTTAAAACCGTTGATATATCAGGAGCTGAATTTTTATATGATAAACATGTTTTAATATAACTATCTACCATATCAATTAAAGATTTAAGTTCTTTTTTTGAAAAACATGAATATGCTTCAACTAATTGTGTATCCTTTCCCTGGTATGCATCTTTTAGTTCTAGTGCATGATATTTGATTAGGTGTTTTATAATTTCATCAGCTTGTTCTTTTGAAATTTTATTATCTTTTAAACTTTTATTTAAATCCAATTCTCGCGGTTGGCCATTGACATATGTATCGATAGTCTCTTCAATATCACATATACAATTGTCGGTTAACTTTTGTACATTTTGTCTTTGGTTTAATATTGCTTTTTGTTTACCTTCCAGTAATTTATCAATCTTTCTATTATACTTCTCAAGATCCTTTATTCCATTCTGTTTTAATTTGTCGATTGTACTATTTAAATGATCATAATATTTTTGTGGAAGGTTTTTGGTATCGCGTAATAGCAAGCGAGCTATCCAACCAGCAGTTGATGAAAAGTATGCCGTGGAATTATTAATAGCACTGATCGTTGTTTTATCTGCATCTATAGATTTTAAATAATCGACGATCCAGGATTTAGATTTCTTGGTGTCGCAAGCATAACTATACCAGTTAAAGGCTTTGATCATCTTAAATTTGATTTCATCTATTGTATCGACATCAAATATTTCAACGTCTGGCTCTTCGACTGCAAACACCAAACCCTTTGCAGTATACTTCCGAAGTTGTTTCCGAACGGTAGATTCTTTTGTTGTAGTGGCTGTCAAATCTTGTTCATTATACATTAATGCACCTCACAAATATCTCTGTAGATATTATAACATAAAACGACAAAGAAAGTCAAGTTTATATAACTATTTGATTTTATTAAATGTTGCAACAAAATCTATACGAAACGATCTCCAGCAACCTTTTTCTAAATCGTATACAGCTAATACCGTATCATTTTCTTTGCGTTTTGGTTTCATCATCAAAGCATCTGCACATTCTTTGAGAGTCTTGGGTATTAATTCTGGGGCCAATGTACAAGTCATCACACGAAAGGAGCCATCTTTCTTTTCAAAACAAACTTGATAGATTCCTTGTGCTAGGGCTTCTTTATATTCGGTTTTACTTAAGGTCTTCTTCGTTTCGTTTGATTTCATAATGTATCATTTTAAAATCGTCAATGTTATTTAAATTTGCTATGGTGTCTTTATCTTCAATTTGTTTCAGTATATCGCTCTTTAATGCCTCGATGTTACCAATCGAATTTATTGATACTTTCAATTTATTAAACATATCCTGCATTCCAGCTTTAAAATTTTCAGACACTTTGAAATTTTGTATACGATTAAATTCAATCCATTCGCTACATTGATCGCACGAAGTATAGAAATTTAAAACATCCGACATCTCTTTTGTTTCAAAAACACACCCGCCATCTTTGCTTTGAAAACCGCTGACATCGGCACCACATTTGGGGCACTTACAAGTATAATTAACATAGTCGAAACAACCCATTCTAATTCTCCTTTATTGTTCTTTAATTATATCAAAAATTATTTAAATGTCAACTAAGTATTTTCGCACCAGAAAGGTGAACGAATTGGAACAGTTGGTTCTATTGTCTGTGGATAGATTGGATATATTATTGGTTGTCTTAGAATTTCAATCTGCATTTTAAGAATGTTGATATCCTGTTCTAATTGTTCAACCCTCTTTTCCAATTCCTTTTTGGTCATTTCTTTTTTTCCATCTTTGCAAGACGTGTGTAATAATCTGGTATTTCTTGAAGGTGAGCTAGAGCAATTCTTGCCGTCATCATGGGGCTACCTTTAGTTATGTTCGCGTGTTCTGTCTCGACGTTCATGCCTTTTACAAACTCATCAAAGTTTATTTCATCCCAATTAACACCAATCGAATTTCCTGCAATTCTTGCTGTGTTATCATCGAAAACTGAAATGCACTGTGTAGCTTCTTTAAGCTGCGATCTAAATTCTTTAAATATTTTCATAATAGTAAACCCATTGAAACAAGAGCATTAAACCAATCGGAGACTGCCCAAATATAAAACATATTTAGTATTGTTAAAAGAACTACATGATAAATCCTGGGAGTTAATGTTGTACGGATTGCATCATATATGAATATTATCAATAATATACCTATTGCTTTTGGGAGAACCAGCCCCCAAAAATAACCAAATATGTCTATAAAATAAACAATAATCGGGTTTGCTTCTATTGCTATACCATGGGCACATAAACCGAGATATGTAAAATAGCCATCCAAAAATTGAAGAAATATTAAAAGACCGACCAACACACTGCATATTTTTAGACGCATATAATTCTTTATGTTTTATATGAATTATTTATTGTTGTTTAAATACCCTATTTTACACACATAAAAAGAATCTATAATATCGGCTATTGGACTTTTACCTAAAGAACAATTGAATTCGCAATACAAATCTCTTCCAGTTTCTTTTTGAAACGCTTCTCCCATTAAAATTTTATCAGCATTCCCCTTACCAGAAGCAACTTTTTTTACAACGGTTGGTGGTACTATTTCAACTTTATAATTTGCTTTATAAAGCTTGTGTTTAAGTATACCCCCAGCCTCGCCGATATCGAATGCTCTTCCGCCACGAGAGCCAAAAGAATAACCCTCAATTGCAATGGTAGCAGCTTTGGGGGTGTGAGATAATACCCAATCAGACAATTGGTCATATCGTTGTTCTGGTGAATTATAGTCTCTATGCGGATATCCATGAAATTGTTTAGATATCAATTCAAATTTTTTACGGTCGGTTAAAAAAAAGAATTGGCAATTAGATAAGGAAAATATATCACCAAGATGCACACAAACTGCCGGACAACACAAACTATAATCAATACCAACACAACACTTCATATTGATATTTATGAAACGATTTTTAAATCAACTCACAGCTAGAACCTGAACAGGCCAATTCTTTACTAGCCGTTGTACTATCTTGTGTTTCATATTCTTTGAGCTTAGTCCAGTCCACTACTTTTGGCATTTTAACAACAGCTTCTTCATATTCTTCTTTAGTACATTCTTGATATGGCGATTGTTTATAACACGAATCAGAGTATGGAAGAAAAGACACACCATTAATATCATTAAAATGCTTATATACAAATGCTCCAACCTCTAGCCATTCGGATTCTTTAACGTTGATAGTAATGGAAACCGTATGTTCTGTGTAAAAGTTTTTATATATTAAATATAACTCTAGTTGTTGTATAGCCGTTAAGTCGTTGCGAAGAATACTTTCGTTTGGTATTTTCATCGGAAAGAAAAAAACCGTCGTCGAATCGTTCATGCAATCGGGTTCGTTGGGTATATTTGCGTCTTTTAATAGTTTACACACGGGATCTTTGTTGTCCATTCGTATCGAACGAATATAATACTTTGAGTGCCGGGCATGAATACCAGAAGATGAATTGACCAAAGAACTAACAGTGCCTGACGGTTTTATGGCTGTGCAGGCTGCCGCCGCGTCAATTTTCAATTTGGTTGCAAATTTTTCATTGGTTGCTATCACAAGCTGTTTTAGTTCAACCAAAAAAGTTTGTAAATCAGTGCTGGGTTTGTTTGTGAGATTATTGTCCATAATACCAGTTAAAGAGACGCCCAACAATCTCTCCTCTTCACAATTCTTTTTCCAATCTTTTTGTATATAACGAAAATCTGTTAAGGTTGATTGGAATGTTCCAAGAATCGTTGCCAATTGGATCTTTCTTTTGATGTCGTCTTTTTTATCTGTGGCACGAATAACAACTTCAGAAAGATTACAAAATTCATGATTCCGTAGAAGTACTTCGCCGCAAGGATTTGTGCCTAGTATCAAACTACTATCACGTCTTTCGACGTTTTCTTTGATATGCTTTTTTGCGCCTTGTAAATTAAATATTCCCCGTTCGCCAGATCTTGAGGTGTATAATGAATACCATTCTTTAAAAAATATTCCCATATCGGGTTTTTCGGTAAAACATGCAGAATTATTGGCCAATGCTCGCTGGGAATTCTCTAGCCACCATTGACCGCTCTTAGCTTCACGCATTCTGTCGTCAGATACATTAGATAAGCTAATGAGAGCTGATCGTCTCTTTCCACCTGAGACAACAATCTCACCAACCATGCACATAATATCGTGACACTCAATCGATTGTAATTTTCTTCCAGGAGCATTTTTAAAAACGTTTACGACAAATTTAAATAGTTTGTTCAGGGGTTCACTACCGGCGGAGCGGCCTCCGAAGGTCCTTAACGGTGTACCGGCGGGGCGAATTTTAGATAAGTCCCATTTAGGTATCTGTCCAATATAAAGCATTCCAACCAATTCTTTAAAGGCTTTTGACCAGCCAATTTTAGAGTCTTCAACAACAATGGTCGTATCTGTTGTATATAGTTCATCGGGTATTGTTGGTAATAGTGATACATATTGCCGTTCGACAGAAAACCCAACACCAACTCCACACATACTAAGATACATCGCGATATCAAATGCTCTGGGCGTATCTACAGCTAGAAAAGAACAGTTGTAACCCGCCACAGCATCTTTTTCTAACGCAGCACCAGCTGTCATCAAGCAACGCATCGATGGCATAATTTCTAAATTTAAAACTGCCGATTCCAATTCTTTTCGCAAATCTTTATTTAAATGGAAATCGCAAGTATCTAACAGGTGTTTTTGAAAGAAATCAAAGTATCGTTTGACCGTCTCTTCCCAAGTTTCTCGACGATTTTCTTCTGGAATCCATCGTGAATACCTTGAAATGTGAATCATTTGTTGATATAAAGTTGGTAATGCCGACATTCTTATCCCCTAAAAAGAAACACCCGTATCATATGTCATTTTTAAAAAAGAATAAAGACTTATTTTATTTCTTGGCTGGAATTTTCTTACGAGTCTTATGATCCAGATCTTCTAATATTTTTCGATATTCTATAATTTCTAAACGAATATCTTCCATCCACCGTCGACGGATAATTTGTTCAAGGCGCGTAACATGCGCGACCGTAGGTATTAATTTTTTATCTAACATTTCGTTAACCGTTTGTTTAAGTTGAGAACCCAAAATAATGAATTCTTGATCAACTGATATAGAGATTTGTTGATCAAGAAACCTGGGCAATTGCTCTAGTAACTCTAATGCAAATCTTTGATGATTATTTAGTTTTATTCGCATTTCTTCCAACAATTAATTTGTAGAATCGCTTCTAAGCCAGATTTAGTGTTGTCATCAATCTCTGACAATATACTTTCTTTACTTCTTCCCGAAAGCACCATTTCATTTATATCTTTATGTGTATTAGATTCATTCCATAATGCAATTTTATATCCCGCTTTAGCAACCTTCAACATCAAATGAACTATATCTTTACTACGGCGCTCGTTATCAAACACATACACAATGTTAGCTTTGTTTTCCACAATAGCAGATATGTCAACCGTTGTTCCAGCCATCGCTAAAGCATTTGGAAGAAACAGGGAATCAAACGGGCCTTCTGTTATGAAGGTTTTTTCATTTGATTTCCAGCGCTCTAAACCAAAAATCTTTGGACTCTCTTCATCAAATTTAAGTGTAATATATCGCAAGTGAGAAGGTAACAATGAACGACCTTGTACTGCTACCAACTTTCCGGTACGATCTAAAAATGGTATAACAATACGCGGGTCAGAATCCTCAGTGTGATACTTCGATTTATATTCGCCCTTAGTTATTTCTAGTGCCCATTGCTGAAAATCTTCGGCGTAATAAAAAAGAGATAAATGTTCCAATGGAATTTGGCGTTTAATCAAATATTCATATGCTGGATGAGTTTCCCTTAATTCGATTATATTGGGAAGGTTTAAATTTACTTGTGTTTTCTTGGGTTTGTATTCTTCAAAACTTGGTGTTGAATGTGCCTTTTTCGATTCTCCGTTTTGATATCGTTCAAAGACATATGTATTGTACAACGAAGGCGAAACAAATTTTATAAAGTTACCAAGTGATAAGCCAATACCACAGTTGTGGCATTTATAGAACAGATCATTTTTCTTCCGATATATGTAGCCACGGGCTTTGCTTTTTTTCTTAGCACTGTCCCCACAAATGGGGCATCTCGAATTCCATAGGTATTCGCTTTTACGTTTAAATCGAGGAAGCTGTGAAGCTAGAAGATTGACAAATTTTATATCATGAAACAATGACATATATAGAAGTCTATCTTATTGCTTCTACAATGTCAATCTTAATTTAATTCTTCTTCCGCTGGTACTCGCGGGATCAATTTCTCATATTCTTCTGGAAGTTTTTCTTTAATCAGCTCAAGCAACAACATGCTTTGATATGTTGCTAAATCGGTTTGATATAGGGATGTTATCAGAGCTTGTTCAATATTAGTAGGAAGAAGACAAATTGATATATAAAATAAAGATATTCTAATACCAACAGTCCAGTTGGCGTTCACGCTAAAATCAGTTTTTCCAAAACATACATAAAATGTCATAATTTACCTTACCATCTAAAACCCATGTCATGAAACTTCTTTAGAGCATATACGATGCCATTAGGAGTTTCGACACCTTCAAAGACAAACGGAACGTTCATCTTCTTTACAAATTTAGAATACATGCTTGACAGTTTACCAACAGTAATACCCTTTTCAAATTTCACAAGTTCTTTACCGGCAGTTGGATCATACACCCCAAAGAGAGGTGGTGTTTCAAGCTTTAATATAACACCATCTTGTTTATATTTTTTTCCAAGTTCAAAAATCAAATCTTTGAATTCGTCTGGTGAGATATTTGGATTTCGTGGAACAAAATAAGACCTCTCAACAACGACCCGTTTCTTTTCCGGTGGGCACTGATCATATGGTATAGAGTCGTCTTGACATTCTTCCCACTGGCCCACAAGAGGATACACGCCCATTTTCTTTGCGTTTAAAGTGCCACGCAATTCGCGATTTAATGATACGTTTTGTTCTTTTGAATTACTTTTACGATACGCTGTGAGAATGGCAAAATCGTTCTTTTGAGACTTATCTAATAGACCGCTCAGAGTGCTTTCACATACACTGGAAAAACAGACATCTAAACCAGTCTGTATTTCATCTCTATCACTTTTTAAAAAATCTTTAAAGTTTTTCACTGTGATACCTCTAATTTAAGTTTAACACAAGCCATTTGTAATTGTCAACCGTTATTTATATATAAAGAAATCAACAAGTTATTCACGCTAACTTAACAATTTCTAACGTTTTATTTGTTTTTGGGTCAATTGTCACTATGCCATCATAACCATCTTTTTTTAAAGCGGATGTTAACGCCTTACCCTTTCGGTCATATTTTTGAACTAATATGGCCTTCCAACTGTTTTCATCATAGCCGCCCGTAGGTTTAGTGTTCCATAAAAGCGCCAAGGGGTTTTTAAGCGTCATTTCACCCCTTTCCCAACCAGGCATGGGGTCGTCATCAGAAACCTCGTTAAACACGCAATACGTTCCATTTGGCTCTATATCTTGTTGAAATCGTTGACCCATATAAGGCGATTTTTCGGTGTTACGAAGATAAGGAAATGTTACAGGTTTCCCAGTTTCGAAGTGATAACCATGTTCAATAGATTCTGCAAATGGTAGATCTGACACAGATTCTTGTAGGTATTCTAAGAACTTCTTCATAAACCCATTGCTTCTTTGTAAACACGTTCAATATCATCTTTGAGTTCGGGGTTTTTGCTAATGAGATGTTTTTTCAATTCTTCTTCGGTTTCAATACGATACCCTCTATCGTCTGCATGGTCGTTCCATTTGCCAGGAAAAAAATCTTTAAACCATTGTTTATAATAAGCCAACGTTTTTTCTATTTCTTTCTTCTTGAGGAACTCGGTTTTGTTTTCAGACTTCCAAACAGCAGACTTTTCTTTCTTTTGAATATCTTCCCAGTCCTTTTCAAAGTCTTTTACGATCTCTGAAAATTCGCTATCAGGTTCATATGTAAACTCAATTGGCCCATATTCAGTTTGAACTTGTATAAGAATCTGTTTCATGTCATTGAGTTTATATTCTTTATGTTTCTTTTCTCCCATTTTTCGGGTTGCTTGCATTTTCTCAAAATATTCTGACGACCACTCAAAGTCTACACCAATTCGCCGACCGTTCTTTGTCCAATAAAAAGACCAGCCTCCAAGACCCGAACGTTCCGGGCCTTCTGTAATCTTATCGCCCATAACACCAGCAAGATCGGCTACAAGTTTTCGTTCAACCCTACTTGGGTCTTTTGATGTTGCAACGTAATCAGATTTCAGATTCATTGTTATAGTTTCGACAGTATCAAAAGCATCGCGGCGTAAAAATATAATCTGTTCTGGTTCGCGGTCATTAATGATTGCTTTGCGCCCAGTACGGCCCGAATCAACCACAGAAAGATATCCCATCTTCAATAGAAGCTTTGATTGCTCTAATGGCTTTCTTTCGGGGTATAGTGGTTTTTCTTTCGATGAAGACCACCCATCTTCTTTGTATTCAGGTTCCGCCATCATGTTATGCTGTATGTTGAAAAAGAATATTGCACCTTCGCTTACAGTATTTGCTCTTCCCCACTTTCGGAGCCATTTAAGGGTTTGAGAATAAACTTCATTAGCCTCACCCCAACCTATATCATATATTTTTCCGATATTACGAATGACAGAATTCTCACTTATTTCTTGTAAATAACAAGTCATCTGCTTCTTTTCGTGTTTTAAGACACGAAGATACTTGGCGTTAGCGCCATACCAGATATCGGCGGGATATTTCAAAACATATTCTAAAGGATAGCCATATAAACCGATGGGGTCGCGATGATTTGGACTTAATGAGAACGTTTTATCAATCATATCACCAGTATGATTGGTAAAATTCACGTACAAATCTTTCGCTTCTGTCGCATTCTTCTTTAGAAATTTTAGGTACTTTTTTCTAAATACGTCAAAATTTTCGTGAAAATAGTCACGGTAATGTACTTCGTTTAAGAAGTTTTTAAACTTTAGAGGTATTCTATGTGATAGATCAAGGGCTAATTGTTTCTCGTGTTCTACAGAACCTTTACCTAGAAAATTGTTTATTGCTTGTATAGCCTTTGATCTAATTTGGGTGAAATTGACTTCGGGTAAATCGAGGTCTTTCAGTTTATCTCGAAATTCATAATCATCATAATACGAATTAACATCCCAGTCATCGCTATCAAGTATTATTGCAAGATCGACAATGTTAGACCCATCAAAAACTGAAACTATATTCCTGGCATCAACCAACTCTGCAACTGACATATCTGTATTAATCGGTTTACCGTTGCCATCAAATAGACGAAGATCTAGATTGAATTCTGAAGAATCGTCGCTGTAGGGTTGACTAATATATGTACGAACGCTGTACAATTCGTCAATGAATAGATCTTTCGCTTGAGCCGCTAACTCGTTATTGGCTATTTCCTTATAGACGTTTTGCAATTCCGCCATTAATTTATCGTCAGCTAGAATCTTCTCATCGTATAAATGATCTTGTAATTCGTCATATGATAAAAAATCTTTGCGATTTAATTCATAATATTTTATCAAAGCAGCTTCCAATTCTTGTGGAATATCCTCTCGAAGACTTTGTATAATAAGAGCGTTCACGTCGTCTTCGTTTTCGCCAAGTTTATAACTTTCGATTCGATGATACAAGTCCATAAATTCAGATGTCGGGGCTTCGTATGGCAAGGAAGTGATCACACTTTCCATGTCACGATTAAAATCGTATTCATAATATTCGTTGTCGCGGCTATATTTTGCATATTTCTTTGAAACGATCTTTTCGGCTTCCTTCTTAATTTCTGGGTCGTTGTATCCTTTCTGATCAACCCTTTCAGCAAAAGACGAGTAAACAGAATCAAAAAACTCTCTGGCTGCTTCGCCCATCTCATCGCTGATCCACTCCTTTGCCTGGGAAGACGTAGATGCAATTGAACGATCTTTGGCATCCATGAACTGATTAGATTGAAAATGAAATTGATACTTTACAGGTCTATCAGCAGCATCTCTTTCTTTTTTAGATATGATGATATATAAAGGCCCATCATGTGTGTATTTGTCATAAAAATTACTAGATTTGCTAGCTGTACACCACTGAGTACCAGCGCCATATTTACAGGCAGCATCATGGGTTTCTGGTACGACAACGTACCAACCATCATTCTCAAAAACTTTCTTGGCTCCAGCTTCCTTTATTTCTTTATCAATCTCGGCTTTTGATTTGACATCTTCGATGCTCTTGATATTTTTTGTGTCAAGATAATCTATTAGTTCATTATGCGTTTTAAAAACGTTAATGTCTTTTTTATCAATTTTATTGGCTTTCTTAGCTTTATTATACCTCTCTAAAGCATTGGTGATTTTGTAACCATCTTCTTCAATAAATCTATTTTTTTGTGTTACCGAGGTCAGTTTGTTATAGATGTTCAAAATCCACTTAGAGTATTCGCCTAACTTATTATCTTTAGAAGTTGGATCAAGTTTATACAATTCATCAAATGTTTCTTTTGGTATTTTAGAATAGTATTTGGTATGTATCTCTTCCGCAGTCGCTTCAGCAATTATCTGTTCAGATATTTCAACGTCTTGTATATTATGTTTATAAAAATCTTTTAATGCTTTTAACAATATCAAATAGTGATATCTTTCTAACATTTTATATAGAACGTTTTCGGGCAATCGATTCTTTTGTCCATATCGCCGAATTTCTTCTGGTGTCATTGGCCGAGTAAATATTTCGTTTCGGTCTTCTTTCGTTTTTACGTAAAGTTGAATCAGTTGCTGTATATCTTCTTGAATCTCTTTAAGCTTTTGTTGAAGCTTTTCTTTTAATGACTCGACATCACTCTCAGAAAATTTTGATAGTTCTTTATAATCAATAAGATCTCTTTTTAACTCACCCTTAATGATATCAATTTCACCGACAAGGCTTCGAAATTTTTCAATATAATCATCAAGATTCAACCCTACTTTATTTTCTTTTCGTATAAAGTGGTTATCTTTAATATCAAATACAGCTTCTGCGGTTTCGGCAGAAGTGTTATATACATTTTCATCTAACAGTGCATAGTAGTTAACTGGATGTTCGGTGCCCGGAACTAAGCTACCATTGATTATAACAGCACGTTCATTCAGTTCTTTCTGTAGAAATTCTTTTTGTTGATCGTCTAAGTTGTCAGTGTGGAATAAAACACTTATGTCCAAATCAGCGTCATCGCGATAGTTGTGTGTTAAGATACTTCCAATCAATTGATATTTTTTAACACGCGCAATGGTTTCAAATTGTTTTAAACCGTTCTCAATAAACTCCTTGACTTCTGGCTTCATTGTAGGTTCTTCGGTTTCAGCCGCATCAAATATGTCTCTTGAATAGGTTGATCGCGGAGTATCGACTATTGATTCGTTAATATTTGAAATGTATGTATTAAAACTTTTCATATCTTTAATATTTATTGTGAGTTAAACAACTGTGCCCGATAGTTTTTTATACGTCTTCATTAGAGACTTTTCAACCTTAGACAACTGCGGTTTTAGTATTTCTTGATGATATTGATAAATTCTCTGTCGAAGTTTCTTCCTGTTGATATCCGTTAAGCACTTTTCAAAATCCGTTTTAGCTTGAAGTAGATGATTCCACAGTTCATAAAAACCGGTTGGTTGCTGCATCAACCTAACACGATCAATTGTTTTTTCTAACAAATCGTTGTCTTTACTTCCATCGCGCTTGCCGGTTTCAAACTGTCTGGCTATATAAAAATAATGCTCGCGATAAAATTTATCAAACAAAGAAATAAAGTCTTGAGTATGAGCATTAAATTCTTTTGGATCGTTGAAGTATGCTTTTAGATCTATCTCTGCCTTTTGTTGGGTTCCCTGAAGATTATAATCTTTAGTTTTATAGCGTTTAGAGTCTAAGTAATGTATAAACTCATGCACAAAATTGGCCGCATGGTATGGAGCAGTTTCCTTAAACATCGGGTCTTGTAATATCTTCTTTGCGTCAGATTTGATACTGCCACTGAAATTTTTGGGATCTAAGGAAAATAAAACAATTTCTTCGTTCGCTACCCCATGTCCAGGTCGATACCATGCGCCCGCATTTGCAGCGCCGATTGGAGCTATGCCAAGTTGAATGTTCGTAAGTTTACTGTCACCTAACAAAAGACCGAGGCTGAAATAATAAGCATATCCAATCTGTGGATGTTTTGGATCTAATAGTTCTTTTCTTATGAGTGCGCTAGCAAGACTTGGGTTTTGTAACACGATTTTTAATTTTCGAAACATCTTGTTCCAGATCTGTTCTGCTTCACGGCGATATTTGGCATCAGTCTTTGGGTCGGCCTCTTTAATCTGGTGACTTTCTTTCTTTGTGAAATCGAGTGCAGTTTGTCTAGGGTCGGCTTCATGTTCTTTATCATGAAGAAACCTTTCAACACCTTTGTTGAGTTCGCGACTCAGTTCTTTATAGTTAAAATCTGGTTCAAAATCAAATTCAAAGCTTGGCTCCCCATAAGTTAAAAATTCCGTGGCCGTCGGAAAATCAATTTGTGACAAATCAGATTCTCCGGCGTTTTCGTTGTTAATAAGAAAGTCGACATTTTTCCGAAAGCCTTTTGGTGCTACCAAATATAAAGCAGCGTCGTCCTTAAACAGTAGCCCGTTAGGTGACTTGTCGTTTAAATATTCAAGTTCTCCAGTTGCTTCATCTTTATATGCAATAGAAAATGGTAGATCTTTTGAATAGTCGCGCTCAAAATAACTAGCTAGATAATTATAAATCGCCTTTCTTGCCGAATCATAATAGCTATTAGTATATGCATCTTGTATAATTGGTTGCAGATACTCTCTCAGATCAGTATCATCTTGCATTTTTTCGACAAGATCTGATTGGGAAAAGTCATCTGGATCTAACCCATAGTATTCTGCCAAAGCATCTAGACTGTCTTGATCGATCATTTCAATATTACCAGGGGCGTAGAAGTTTGGCTCATACCCCATTATCTGATCAAAATAATCTCCATCAATAAGAGATCTTAAGAGTTCTGTAATTTTAGGAAAATAATTATGAGCTGCTATATGATTGAAATTTTTTGTCATATCTAAGACGATAAATGTTGGATCTTTGATATTTTTAGCATTTCTCGATGCCAGTTGTTGCATATAATCTTCGGCACGTTTCATCACGCTTGGATCATTCTTTCCTTTAACCTTAACCAATTCTGCTATTGAAGCTAGGTTTGGGTTAAGTTCAACTAATTCGTTAAAAGACTTTTCATCTAAATCAGATAATTTGAAATTACTACTTGGCAAATAACCAAAATTTGGTACGATACCCTTAATCAGATCGTCTTTCTTTAATAGTGGAATAATATACTTGTGGTATCGTTCGGCGGGTTTTTCATTAGCTTTGCCCTTCATTTCCCCTAACATTCCACCTTCCATTAAAATGAAAGTTAGATGTGGCTGCCAATATGTCTCCTTGCCCTTTGTTATCTTCTTTCTTAGTGATAGTATACGATCTGAGGTTCTTTGTTTTCCGGCAATGTTCCCACAATGCCCCATTGCCTCGGCTTCTTTTTCACAATATCCACGATTCAATTTAAGCCAATACCAATCGCCAGGAAATTCTTCAATAACCTCATACCCATCAGGTTCGTCTGGTATAAGCGATGCATCATCTAAAACTTCTGATTTGTATTCTTCTTCAGCTTTTTCAAAAGCGTCAAAAACTTCTCCAGGGGTTTGGTATTTAAAAACAAAACCTTTAATTTTAGGAATCTGCTCTTCCATGCCAACAAAATGTTCAAGCTTCTGTTTGATGTTATAGGTTGTGCCAGTGGCGTTAAAATAGTCGGTATTATACTGATTCTCAGCTGACACGCCGTCTTTGTCACGTTTTGTAAAAAAATCTTTAGAAGGGTTTTTCTTGATTTTTTCAACTTCCGCTTTATAATCCGCAATATGCTCTGGCGTTTCTCTATGAAGCTGGTCAGCCAGTTTCACAAATCTTAGAAACCACATGATACGATCTTGTTTCTTAAGAACCTTAATGGCCCACTCTAAATCGGTTTTAACATATTTTTCGTTGTTAGATTTTCCTAGAAAATTAAGATAGTCCTGTCTTCCTTCTTGTATGAAATTTTCGTTTATGTAGTTACTGAATATTTTCACTATTATTTACCTTCGTAATATTCCTTATACTTACGAATTATTTCTTTTTGCAACTCGATGTAGTTTTTGATTTTATCAATATCAATAGCCAGTATCTTATAATCTTTTCCCGACATTCCAATAATAACCGGTTTCTTTCCCTGTTTCTCAAACGCATCTAATATCTGCATTACATTGACACGGGTTACGACAACAAACTCTACATTATTAAGTTCCAGCGGGTCTGGTTCAACTAGACTTAAAGGAGTTTTTTCGATTGGGGAGGTTAGCACCCGCAATACCGAACAACCAGACATTAAAAATAAAACAACAATTAAAACCAACAATCTTTTCATATTTACCTCAGTTAGTTACATGCATTCTTTTCGTTCTCTTTTAAAGGAGAACCTGTCAATATCTCAAAACAACGTAGCACTTTTTTAGTTGCTTCATTGATAAGTTTCTGAATACGACCTTTCTTGTCTAATAATGCGAGATCTTCTATACTCGTTTTACCCAACGTTTCCCTAAATAAAGTCTCACGCAACTCGTCATTCTTTTTTTCTAACTCTTTAGTCTTGTTTACTATAGCATCTTTTGCAGCAATTACCTTTTTAAAATCTTCTTGTAAACCTTCAATAGTACGTTGTTGTGTCTCTACAGCTATTTGTAACGTTGCTTTATCTTGTTCTAAACGAACTATTGTATTTCTTAGATAGCTAATGTATAGATATAAGCTTAAAATAGCGGTTATAATAACACTAATAATGACAACTTTTCTTGTAATGTATATCGACAATTCGGACCAAGCAAACATATTATTTCTCCCAAAACAATTCAAAATTTGCAGACAGTTCAATTTTTTCAAGCTTTAGTTTAGGATCAAACTTAATATCTTTCTCAAATAGGTTGTTTATCTGTTGCTTAACATCTTCGTTAATTTGAATTGTATTAATAAAAGATGTTAAATCAGTTTCAATTTCATTTTCATTTTCAACATAGAATTCGTGATTCTTAGCTTCCCGTATTAGCCACAATGCTGCTGCGAAAGATGCTAATCGAGATTTACCACCAGGAAGCTTTTCGATCATCTTTTTAATATTGAAAATCATAGTATCCAAAATTGTATACGAATTTTTTTCTTCTTGGGTCTTTAGAGAATGCCTTGGCCGAAGAACTTTTCCGCGTTGATCTATAATGCCAAGTTTATATGCTTGCGTCTCTTTAAATGGGGCGATAAGCTTTTTTAGTATCTCATATACAATATACGTACCCCAAACCTGTCCCTCGTTTATTATTTCTTGGCTCATATTGCCCTTAAAATCTTTGCGACAGTATTATCAACCAAAATGTCGCTGCTATAAATTGTTCTATCTCCAATATAATGCAAAACTTCAGGCATTATATTTAAAAATACAAAAAACGTTTTTAAAGCGGGGTACAACTCCCGATTTAATTTAAAAAACAGCATTCTAACTGCTGCTTCGTTTCCAAACGTATTACAAAATATAATAATATGATTCAAAAGTAAGCGGTCTTTTAAATTACCTTTTCGTATATAACGATTTAATAACCGTTTGATATACTTAACTCTATTCAAATCCTCTTTGAACTCATTAACATTATGACAATTTGGATTGTCATAACATCGCATAGCATACAAGATATAATTTTCTTCAGTCAATTTATCAAATTTTTCAAACATAGTCTTAGACTACTATACATTTTATTTTTTTCGTCGAGCCATGGCCAACCCCGGAAACCCCAGTGGCGGTTTTATGGGTCGATCCGTTGCTACTGCTGCGCCCGAAACATTTGCAATTTCTTCTTTTTGTGGCATTTGGGGTTTCCAGCTCTTCGATTTTAGATTACTTTGCTGCGCACCTCGGCGAATGATAAATGCTGCTCCATCTTTGATTGCGTCGCCTCGCAATACCGTATATGCCTTTTTAATTGCGGGCAAAGCCGCAAAGTCTTTTAAAAATGGATACATCAAAGAATAAGACATCGGCGGAAACTGTATACCTTCTCCGGCCTGAAATCTTATCATTGATGGTTTTTTAAATGCCATAAACTGTTCAACCGTTTTTAAAACGTGCATAAAAATCTGTGTAATTTGTGTAGGTTGAGAAATTCCCAACCGAACAGATGGTTTATCAGATTTCTCCATACCTTTTGCATTAAAATATGCACGATACCGCGTATTGGAATTGTCTAACGGTTCAAAATTAACATTAATTCTTTTCCCCATAAATGGAAATTGGTATATATAATGTCCCGGTTTTGATTGAAATTTCACAATTTTAGTCGAGCCGATTGGTGGTCGATTATCTTTTTTCCCTGCCGGTAAATCTGATGTCTGCGTATCATCGACAACACCAGCTTCTGTTACAACGATCTTCGCCAACTCTGGTTTAATCTCTTTAATTTTTTCCGTGAGCTTTTCCGAAAGAGCTAAAAACATCGATTGTTTAATCTTGTTTTCATCGGTTTCTTGTAAAGCATCTAATATTTTCTTTGACATATCTACTCCTTGCTTTCAGCTGCCGTACCAAACATCTTTACATAATCATCACTCATTTCAGCTGGAGCATCAACCGTTCTAGCCCACTCCAACCCCTCTACTTCATTCTTAAATCTTCCTTCTATTGAAGTATATGATTGCCCGGATTTTCTATCTTTATCAGCAATAAATTCCACTTTAAATGCGAAATATTGTCCATCATCGCCTTCTTTGCGATATTCTTCTGGTTGTACCCAAATACCTTTAGATATTCTCCGGTCGGGTTTACGTTCAATCAATTTATAATCAACATCTAAATCTTCTTTAACTTCGTCTTTGGGTTCATCCGTCTTTTTCTTTGTACTTTTAAAAATAACTAGAAACGGAGATGCCTCGTAATTTTTCTTATCAAAGGAAGAAATATATCCCAAGCGGCGGAAGCCATTAACAAAATGTTTAATATAGATTTTAAATAGTTCGCGAAAATATATCTGTCGTTTAGATCTCGACATTCCAATATATTTAACTGTTGTGGGTTTAAAAATACGAATAAAATCTTTTAAGATCTCAACCAGAGTTTTCCAAATATCTAGCCAATCTGATGTTGGTCCAAATTTTTTAATATCTGAACTATCCCGTTGACCCATTCTCGAATATGTAAATTTCCAATGCTTTTCTTGTTCGTCAAGTGGAAAGAAGTATGCAGTATAGTCAATATCTTTAACCGCAAAGCGTACAATCCAACCCTTACCAGACTTTGTCCATTCACCGATCTCAGAATCTTTAACATCGGTTTCTGGTTTTTGATCTTTTAATTCTTTTTCATTTTTGTCGGAATCAACCTCTTTGGTTTTTTCCGTTAAAAATTTAGTAAAATTATACATATATTTTCCTATTCTGGTAAATCCATTTTTTCTTTTTTATATAGAGCTTTTAGTGTATTCAATGCTCCGGCTTTGTCGGGTCCTTTATACGCCTGTCCTCTGAAATTTTTAGTCAAAGCTGCATGTGCAGCACCCATTAGGTTCGTGTCGACTTTTCCATTTACTTTAATGGGTAAATGGCGTTCTTTTGTTTTTTTATCTACCACTAAAAAATCACTATCTGGTTGTTTTTCACTGTCTTCTTCTTCAATATAGAACCACTTTCTAAAGCTTTGCCACATACGGCTTGGATTTCCAGCTGGATCAAAACCGGGTTTCGTTTCTTCTTTCATAGTTTTTGCCTCTAAGTTATTTATTTTCAATCCATTTCTTACTAATTCGTACAATACCTTCTTATTTGCAGTACTTAATTCTTGTGATATACCCTTGGCAAAGTTGATATAATCGCCATCTTTTGCAAAATCTCGGAGTTTAGAGGCACTTATAGCTTCAACATCGTCATCAGAATCTGGATCGCGTTTGCCAGCACTTATAATATTAAAACTATTAAGTTTTATGGCATCTTTATGATCTGTGTTTATATAAGGTTTAATGGCATCGTTAAACTGTTTTTTGCGGTCTTGTCCAACAGCGAATACTAAATCGGTATATCCCATAGCCGCAAGTTCTTTAATCACGTCAAAAATGGTTTTGGCATCTGAATCGATAACACCGTTTTTATATTTTGGAAATGATAACTTGAGAAACTTGATTTTATCTTTATAATTCAGAGGGTTCTTTTTATCGTCTTGTGTATGACTGGAATATATATGCATGTCGGCGTCTAACTTTCGAGCAAGTATAGCCATAGCATCAAAAAGCTTTTGGTGGCCAAGACTTATGGGATTATATCTTCCGAAACTGAATACTGCGGTTTTTTTCATTTCTCCCTATCCCACTGTTTTGGAAGGTTAAAATTAGCACGAGAAAATTCCGAACGATCTATCAGCTTTGTTGCGCCAGCATCACTTACAACTACAATACCTTCGGGATTTGTTTTTTCATAAGTTCCATCTTTATCAAGATAGGTATGAAGATTTTTTTGCATCTTGTTAAATAAATCAATAATGTCCAGCTTAAAATTGGTAATCTCATTTTGTAATTTAAAAAAATTACGAATCGCGGCGTCGTTGTGAATTAAAATGTTCATTATATAGTCAAGTTTCTTCTTCCGGCGCTCTTTACCTTTTTCGGTTTTGAGAGTTGACATTTCGCCTTCAATCTTATCTCTAGTATATTGTTGTAATTGTTTAAACTTCTCTTCTTCGCTTTTCTCTGATTCGCCCTTCCTAACTAAGAAGTTGGTGTATGTCGATATAAGAGTTTGTAAATCTTGATCGTGTTCCATCTTATCTAAAAAGGTTTGATCGATTGAGCTGGCCAAAGCTTTAATATTTTTCTCTTTCTTTTTCAGACTGTTCAATTTTTCTTTTGTTACGCCAGTCTTCTGACCAACATTATCAAAATCAGCATCACGATAAAACACATTCTTTGATGGTTTTAGTTTTGATAAGTCTGTTTTGAAATGCGCTTTCAGTGATGATATAGACGAACCAAGATATTCTGTATGAAAAACAATTCCCGTTTTTGAAGCAAGAATTTCTTTTGCCAGTGGAGAATTTGCGGGAACTGCATATGTAATCGTATTTGGTCGAAAAATTACATAGTCTTGCCCTTTGATATTCTTTCTTTTTAAATCTTCTAGTGTATAAAGCATGTCACCCTGAAAAATGGTTTTAATACCAAGTTCCGGTAAGTACTTTAAAGCAATCTTAAGTTTTTTATTTAAACCAGAATCTTCGTGATTTTTGTCAATATCTTCATTTGTATAGTTTATTTTTGGTTCAAATTTATTAAAGACTGATTTCGTTCCAACAAAGAACTGATCGTTCTCTGGATTAATACCAACAATCAATGCAGGCGCACCATCTATCTTAGATTTCAGTTGTATATTAGATTCTTCTTGGCCAGATAATTGTTTAATGATTGAATTGATATAAGTGAATACTTTTTTTAGTCCATCGCGACCTTCGAAGACGGGCAACTCTTCGAGATGGGAAATGTGTAGGTTTTTCTCAGAAGAAATATCTTCTGTTATGTATTGTATAAAAGATTTCATTTTACAAATTTTAATGTCTATTTCTTTTCGTTAAATCTTTTCCATGCCAAGCTGTACAAAACTTCTAACCCTTTCTCTTGCCCATACTGTTTAATAAATCTATTTTTATTCTGAACTATGAAATCTTCTATTTCAGAATCTGGCGGAGCCACTTCATTTATAATATTTTTACGAAGTTCTTTTTCGGCGGCTTCCTTTTTCATTACTGTAACTTTTCTTTTCATGTTTGGTGTCTGAAGTTCCCGCTCAACGTCAAGAATTGCATTAATAAAATGTACAAGTATTCCTTTTTGATTAATCATTTCTGAAACGGCATCATAGTCACCATCGTCGCTATATCGCAACACTTCTGTTAGCTTGGCGTGAATTTTTCGTTTCAGATCTTCTAGTTTATATTTGCCAACGCCCTTGACATTGATTTCTGGGTTCCGTGAATCAAATCTTTTTTTGTCAGCAAGTTCCCCAAATTCTCCAAAAAAAGCCTCTTGTAGATTTTCTTCTGATATTAATTCTTTAAATGTTTTCATTTTACCTCTACGCATTTTCATCGTCAATGACCAATACATATTTACGATTCTTGTTATCGACTTTTATTGACACATTAAAAATCATTTTTGGCCCTATCTGAATCGCTAACTTACCCCTATACATTATAAACCTTATTGGTTTTTTTGCAACCTGTTCTTGCAAAGCCTTTACCTGTTGGCCATTTAACAGTTCATTCAAATCATCGGGTAGCCTGGCGTAAATACCAAGCTTTTCAATCGATATAACCTTTTTCATATACTAAACCTACTAATTATATCAATTATTTAGTTATTCATGATGATTGGCAATCTCATAGGGCAATATTCTGTAACGTTTCGTCAATCTGTTTTTTTGATTCTTCACAAAACTCGTAATTATTGGTTTCCGTTGTATATGGATGCATTATATAACCATTTGATATATGATCCGCGCCTAAGATGTGGCCAATTTCATGAACCAGTACATAGCTATCGTCAAATGAATTGCCTGTAAGGTAAAAAAACATTCTAGTTGGTTCTGTATTTAAAATCCCAGCCAAATCTGCACAGCCACGAAGATTCAGACATTGATTAACATACTCCATGAATATAATAATTTTCGTATCGTCGCACTGATAGCCAACTAATTCGCCTATATCAATACGATTTATATAATCAAATTCTTCATAACTACACCATTGCATGTCAAAATATTCACTCGTATAAAATATTTTAGAAGATTTTAATGTTATATTCAATTGATTCAATAACATATATTCTGCTATTGCTAAGACTTGAAAATGTTCTCCATTATTATAAATATCGTTTTTATCAAACCCTAAAATGATAGGAATAAATTCAATTTTTCTATTTTTCAATTTAACTGGTTGAATTGTTTGACAAGAAAAGCATAATATGACACTTAAACCGAACAGGAAACGTTTAATAAATAGCATATGAAACCTTTAAACACAAAGTTCTATAATATTTATCTTATCAAATTTACGATACAAATAAATAAGAATACAGAATATAAATTTTTTGGAGAAAGTATATGCCAATTTGGACTTTAGAAACCCCACCTAAGTCGTATGATAAAATTGCTAAGAAAGCTGTTGCAACAGAGCGCGGCTGGGAGGATGCTCGTACGAGAGAGATTCTTGTTCAGATTAGTAATCTAGCGGATCGGGCGGGCCAAGCAAATATTTTAGGTGTCGGTTTTGATAAAGCCGCATATGTGCGTAGCGGTGCCGTTAAGGTTATCGTTAGATACAATGAAAAAGTTAATGTTACAGCTGGGGCGAATTTAAATTTATCTTGGACTGGTATTAACGGCGATTTTCGCGGTTATGCATTAGCCCAATTAGGTGTCACCGAAGTTGTTTTTGATGTTGACGTTGCAGCCGCACCATTAGTATTATTCAATGAAGCCGGAACTTTGTTCGTGTCTGCACAGACAATTGTTGGTACGATTGTTGATGCCGCTGGAACAACGCCACTGGCTTCAGAATTGGTTATTAGTGCACCCATTGCTGCGGCAGCTGGTACACGAATTGTTGTCTAATTCTATGTAATAACAAGACTATAGAACACAAAGGAAATACAAATGCCTCTTTGGACTCGTACAAAAAAACCAAACTGGATACCAAACGTTCCAGACACTAATGTTACATCAGCCAGGCCGGGTTGGGAAAGACGTGATGGTATACATGGAATCGCCGGGGAAATTTTAGTCTGTATACATCTATTAGATGAGGATGTTTGCAATTTTGAATATGAAGATGGATTTAATATTATGTTAGAACAGTGGGAACATGATGGCGATGAATCTTTTCTTTTATTAGAACAATGCCCATAAATTTAAAAATAGGAAAAATAGAATGGCTGATCGAAAAATAAGTCAATTAATAGCGGCGACTACGCCTTTAAGTGGTACTGAACTTATACCAATAGTACAATCGGGAATCAATAAAAAGGCATTAGCGTCTGATCTAACTGCGCTAGGAGCTGTTGGTCCAACTGGTGCCGATGGTGCAGTAGGACCCACTGGTGATACAGGTCTTGTAGGACCCACTGGTGATACAGGTTTAGTAGGACCCACTGGTGATACAGGTCTTGTTGGACCCACTGGTGATACAGGTTTAGTAGGACCCACTGGTGATACAGGTCTTGTTGGACCCACTGGTGATACAGGTTTAGTAGGACCCACTGGTGATACAGGTTTAGTAGGACCCACTGGTGATACAGGTCTTGTTGGACCCACTGGTGATACAGGTCTTGTTGGACCCACTGGTGATACAGGTCTTGTTGGACCCACTGGTGATACAGGCTCAATGTATGTGGCAGCTCCAACAAATGCTAATGATCCTGGTACACCAGGGCAGTATGCAGCAGATGCCAGTTATATATATATTTGTGTATCTTCTGGAGTTTGGTTAAGAGCGTCTATTCTTACCTGGCCATAAACAACGATACTAAGAATTCAATATAAACAAGGAGGCTAAGCTCCTTTGTTTATATTCTTTTTAAATGAATCATGTTATAAAGTTGTATATCGTTTAAATCGGTTTCAACATTCTCTTTTTTAATAGCATGTACAAAAACACCAATGTCGTTTGTGTCTTTCTGTACAGAAATAATTTCACTATCTGAAAAAATATTTTGCATATCAGAAACTTCAAATCTCCAATAATCTTTAGGATATCCATGTAATGGAAAACCAAAAGATCTTGTTGTGATGAATATATGACCATTTGGTTTACATATACCTTTTAAATTTCTAATAGCAGCTCGCCAATCTTCAACGTGTTCCAACATTTCAGTTGTTATAACACAATCAAACGAATTCTTACCGAAGGTAGAAATTAAATTGCCAACATCACATATCTGGTCGACGCATGGTCCATTAGAAATATCCACGCCCAAGTATCTTCGTGGATTTCTTTCTTTGATTTTAAAACTGACAGAGCCATTTACATTATATGACCCAACCTCTATTATGTCTTTTCCCGTAATAGTAAAATCATTTAAATTATCAATTATAAAATTTATACACGCCGAATTACACATATAATATCATCTCCTAAAACATATCATCTGAATCGTCATCGAATTTGATTTTTGAAAAATCCTTGTTCTGGTTCATACGATTTCCGAATGCTGTTTTGTCAAACCCTATCGGATCTTCACCGGGTTCTTGTCCAGAATCGGCAATGTCTTTCTGTGCAGACTGTTCTACGTCGTATAATCGCATTTTGTCTCGATCAATGCCCACAACAAATCGTCTATATTTTGATATATCACCATACCGATTTTTAATCTGCTTAAACAGAACCTGATTCATTTTATCTAGTTCTTCAGTAGAAACCATACCAACCATATAATCACACGTTGCAGAAAGACCGTGGGATTCAGAAACATCTGTGAAATCTAAGTCTGTATTGGCTTGACCTTGGCGGTTAGTCTGTGTGGCTGTAAGGCAAGGAACGTCGAACTCCATTGCTAGACCCCGAAGTTCTTCTGCAATACTCTTAATGTAGGTATAACTATTAACCAATGAACCGGGCTTAATTCTTGAACTAGCGGCGATATTTAGATAGTCGACTATCACAACATCTGGTTTGAAATTTTTCTTTAGATGCAACTCTTGAAGTAGAACCCGAAAATGCCCTGTATGCGCGGATGCAGTGGGATATTCTTTGATAATCAATCGACCAGTTGCTTTGTGTTTCATCCGTTCGATGCGCTTGTCATAGTCTTGTTTAGGAATTTTATCTAAATCGATCATCGATACATTTAATAAATTTGCATCAATGCGTTTTGCGATCTGTTCCTCGGCCATTTCTAATGTAATATAAAGCACGTTTTTATTTTGATTAAGAAACGATGCGGCAAAATGGCTTAAACTTAAACTTTTTCCAGCGCCTGTGCCCGCAACTATAACAAACAAGCTCTTCTTTTTAACTCCACCACCGGTAATTTTATTAAACAAATCAAGATCGAACTCTAACTTTTGTTCTATCATGTGATAGAAACCATATCGTTTTTCTGAATCGTTGACGTAATCGTGCCCGATGTCTGTTGAAAATCCCACCGATAGCGCATCAGTCAAAAGTTTGGGAATTGACCCCGTTTGGATTTTTGATGCTGGATCATCTATAATATTAATAGAATTTAATATAGCATTTCTCAAAGCTTGATATTTGCACCACTCTTCAGTTTTATCCAAAAGCCATTTTTCTTCCGGAAAAACCACATCATTATTAAATTCTTTTTGAATATAATCGCCAATATCTTTATATTCATGTTCTTTGATTTGAGTGCTGCTATTAATACTAATTAAAAGAGCTTCCGTTGTAGGCAATGCATTATATTTACTAACAAATTCTGATATAGTATTGAACAAGAGTCTTTCAATTTTCTCGGAGAAGTATTCTTCCTTTAAAAAAGGTAATACTTTTCGGGTATAAGTCTCATTCTTAATGAGACTATATAAAATCAAAGTCTCTATTCGATCTTTCATTATTGCTTATCTAACGTCTGAATTTCTGGGGCTTCTTTTACCGCATCTTTTAACAAGTCTATAAGCACTTCGCGTATTGTATTATCAAACTGTTCTTTAACAGCATCTTCCATGTTTTGGAATTTGCCCTTTGGAACTTTAATAATATTATAATTAACTTCACAGTTATAACCATCTTCTTTAGGCGCTTCGAGCATTTTTACAGATTGAAATTCTACAATCACTCCCGGAAAATTACTCATTTCTGTCAAATGAAAACGAATAGTTGGAGTTTTACTTTTCCGCTTTCGCCGAGGTTTAATCACAGTATATTTTTCTTTTGTTGTCATATTATCCTTATGGTTGTTTTATTTATTCTTTTAAAGTCGTTTCGGTTGAAATTTGACCGTATAAAAAAGTCTTTTTAGCATATTCATCAAGCTTTTCAAGAATTTCTTGTGTAAAGTATTTCTCTGGTTCATTATTAATCTGTTTTTCAAAAATCTTAGAGCCATCTGGTAATTCTATACGGGTCGTATTTTTTTGAAATAGACCTGCTTGTAAAGCCAAATCTACTAAACCATAATAACGATTTAAACCTTTATCATATGTTAAAAGTGTATCAACGATCTTATTTTCTTTAACAAATCTGTTCTTAACATTTTTACAATGAATAATATTTCCAATAACTTCATCGCCGTCTTTTTCTTTTCTTTTGGATAAGAAAATAACAGTCGAGGCAGCGTATTGTAGCCCAGAACCGCCGCCCATGATTTGTTGCGGAAACATTGTTCCTACCTGGAGATACGTATGGTTTGTAAGAAAAAGCGGCACCTTGGCTTTGGCTAATTTCAAGGTCAATACCCGAAAAACTCCTTTAATTAGCCGCGAACGGGTCATGTCCTGGGTTTCTTTTCCTTCAGTCGAATCTTCAATTTCTTTAGTGGTTGATAGGTTTCCTAATGAGTCTAGGCATAACATCAGTCTGGGTCTATCTGTTTCAGGTGTTTCAATATATTTGTCTAAAATTTTTAATGCTTGATGTCGAAATTCTTGCACTGTAGCAACTGGAACAACAACCATTCTTGTTGTATCGATACCACGACTTTGTATGATATCTTTTGTTAGAGCCGATTCCGATTCAAAATATACAACCCCAGAGTTTTTATCCTTTTCAAGAAAACTTTTAACAACATTTAATACGAAAAATGTTTTACCTACACTTTGTTCACCCGCAAATGCTGTTATTTTGTTATCGGCAGCTCCACCAAAAATAGAACCAGATAACAGGGCATTTAGAATATATGAACCTGTATCAATATATGTCGCAAAATCGCCCGTCGAAACACCATCAGATACAATTGTTGCTAAATCATTTCCGCTTGCTTCAATCAAGCCTTTTAAAATGTTATTCATGTTTTTCCTTTTTCACAAACATATCAAAAAAATCATCAAAAATCAATTAAAAAATGCACTAAGATTCTTTTCAGTTCGCGGCTTCCAGCCAACTATATTCAAAATTAAACTTAAAGGTTCGACAAATGTCTTCTCAAACTGTGTTTTATAGTCAATAAACGCATTTAATTCAAATTCTTTCGGTAGAATATCTGGAAAGGCTATTACAGTATCCTGTATCATATTTGGCTCTTTTAAATATATGAACTTGATCTTCTCTCCCTCTTTAATAGTTTCATATTTTTTACTAACATTTTTAATCTTTAGACAACTATTATAAAGCAAAGAACCTCTTACATGTATAGGCGTACCTTTAATAAACGTATTAATATCGCAATGGTATTTTTTTAACCCATTAACGGTTCTTGGGAATGCAATATCTTCAATTTTGAATGTGTTAAAAATTTTTTCAAAGTCTTCGACAAAGGTTTGTAGTTCCATTTCAGTTCCGTGTAAAATAATCTTCAACGCTTGTTTGATTTTTTCTCTACATATAGTTGGTGTACTTGTACGTATGGCTTCAATGCCCATAATCTTTAATTCTGGATCTTTCAAACGAACATCTTCGTTATCGCGAACGCTCATAACATAACGTTTTTTTGTTACCCAAATAACACGGTCTGCTAAAATTTCGCGTTTCATTACAATCGTTTGAGCTTTAACGCTTAAATATTCGGCTAGATCGTTACAAGAAGTATTGATTACTGGTTGTAAAACATCTTCACAAACCTTATTCATAAAATCTATAACCTTGTCAACGTTCTGCTGTTTATCTATTGGTATACATTTGTCGACTAGTTTCTCTAATGTAACAATTAAAGAGTCTGTGTCACTAGCGATTACATAATCTGTATTAGTTTTTAAAGTTTTATTAAAATATTCATTAATATACGACTCTAACCACCGTATAACCAATTGACCCGACTTTGTTACAGCCTCTGCTAAACGTATATCATACCAACGAAAAAATTGGTTGCCACACACGCCATATGCTGAATTCAGTTGAACCTTTTTAGCCAATTGAGTATTATTATATTTTGAAATATCATATTCTAACTGTTGTTGATACTGCAACAGTTGATCGTTTGATAGTGTAGATAGGTCTAACATTTTATTTTATCCAATAATTCGGCAACTGTACTTAACAAACGGTTGTGCAAATCTTCAATTGTGCCATTATTATCCACGACATCACACCACTCTGTAAAATTGTCTAAATCGTGTTCACTTATATCATTACTTCCAGATTTAGCAATAACATTTCTATTGATTTTAACAGGATAAATGGACTTTTCAACCTCTACTGGGCCGTCGACGGCGGTCTGCGCCCAACGTTTTGCAACATCAAACTCGTTTTTAAAACGAAAATCTGTAATAACATATTTAAATACTTGAGTCGGATTTGAACTTAGCCCTCTTTGTATATCTATTTGATTAAATACATACTGTGCCCAGATATCAGGGTATATCATTCTTTGTTGTTGACCGAATATCTGCAAAATTCTTCTGGGTGTAAAGAATGGTTTATAGTTATCATTTGGCACCCACGTTAATACTGCGCCACTGTCTTCATCGTAACCAAACTTGTATGGTTCCTCTAGGGTATTTTTATATCTCGGATCTTCTATATCTTTTAGGTCGCCATGCATCTGTTCGCGTGTAAAATTATAAAGATCTGCAACTGTACTCTTCAATTTATCAGCAAAGGCCATTCGTTGCCAGCTAAACCGTTTTAGATACTCGGCGCTGGTATCCTTGCCACTTAAAGAACGATGGCCCAGCATTACCACGATAACTTTCTGCATCATAGCCCCCTCTTTTCAATTTCTTTTTTAACCAACTCAAGATCTTTTTTGGCTTGCATCATCTTATTTTTAAATTCTTTGCGTTCGCTATACTTAATTCGCATCATTTCGGGTAGTATTCCGATACGGTCAGTAAGAAAAAAACAACCATTGGCGGCCATGGTTTGATTTTTGTTCTTTAAAAAACTGGTATCAATCTGGCGATTGAGCAAGGATTCGACCGTTATATCACTCCTTTTATCGTTTGTCATCAAACACTCTGGAGAAATATTAAACATCTGAATCAGTGAGGGATAAAGAGAATTTACGTCAAGCGATGCTACCCATTTGTGCAGCCCTATAATTGGATCTTTGACATATGCCCCCTCATATGAGGTATCCTTTTCACTATCATCGGTCAAAGGAACCGCTATATTTTTCTTTTTGAGTTGATCAAAAATTATATTATCCCACATACGAACTTGACCAAATATATCATTATAATTAACTTTGGCATCATATGCAAGTTCAATGACCATTGGAATTAACTGAAGTTTTTGATCGATTTTATCAACAAGATTGGTGTCTTGTATATTATAATCAATAAACTTTTGAAAATTCTCTTTGTATAAATTTCTCAAAGAACCATACTCGTCATAGTTAACTTTTCGTTCGCCCAATTCTACATGGGCAATGTGATCTAATTTATAAGACTCTTGGTGGTTGTGGGGAGCGTATTTTTTATATAGTTCTAAGTAATCTAACTGTGCAATGCCTACGATTGAAAATGTCTTGAACGTCTTACCATGAAGGGTCATACTTCTTTCGGAAAACCTTCCCCAAGGAGATAGTTTCTTTGCCATATCTGGACCGCACACCTTTCCAATGCGATTAACAAGATATGGTATATCAAAAAGACTCGTATTCCAACCGGTTATAATGTCGGGATAGTCATAAGACCAAAAATCTATAAATTTTTTAAGAAGATCATATTCGTTCTTACATTTAAAGTAATGAATATTTGAAGAACTGGTTACATAATCTCCATTCCCAAATACGTAAAATTTATCATATATTTTAATACTGATTGCTATAACCTGTTCGTTTGCTTCTTCTGGTTGTGGAAATCCATTTTCAGATGTAGTTTCAATATCAATATTAGCTATGCGGATATCTTTTAAATCGTATTCAACACGAGTAGAAAACATACTACATAGATAACAATAATGATAATATGTATTACCATATATTTTAAAATTTTGAACATCTTTATAGTTGTCGATAAAATTGCGAGCATCTGTAATTGAATCAAACTTTATAGGTTTTACGTTCTGATTAAAAATCGTTTTATATTTTGATTCTTCGTTCGATGGTACAAAAAGAGTCGGTTTGTAATAAATCTTTTCGTTAAACCGCTTGCCATTTCGAATGCCCCGATATAGAACGTGGTCATATGAAACTTGACAGTTTGTATAAAACTCTTTAGGTCCAATCATTGTCATCTTTTTCATCATAATTATAATCAAATCTTGGCGAAAACGTTTTACCGTTATGGTCTAACCAATCGCCAATTTTCTCAATTGTTACATCTATATTCCTACCCGTTGAACTGAACTTATATTCGATCAGTTCTTGTGTCAAATCATTGAACTGGTCTACGTATTGCTGTTTATAAAGACTATCAACAGGTAAATTAAAAGCTTCGAGTATCTCTTTAACACCATCTTCTAGTGTCGTTTTATTAATTTTATACCTATGCAAAACGTCATTTAATTTGCATTGTTGGTATGTATTCATGTTTATAGTGTAACATTTTGCCGTGTCGCTGTCAATCGGGGTTGTATAATAGGACTGAAAATAGAATTATACTTATCAACCATTTCATCTGTTGGACTGATCACAAAAACCACTTGACATTTATCACATTCGAGAGGTTCGTTTTTCATATAGGGCATCAGAAATGGCCCCATTTCAATACGAAACGATATTTTGGCTTTCTGTTGGGGTTGTGTAATATCCAATTCCGATTTTGGTTGCTCTTGCTCGATTGGTATGATTCTAACAATGGTTGGATTAACAAGGCGATATTTACCCCCGTTTCTTTGCACTTCGCATATCAAATCATCTGAAATACCTAATAATCTAACAATTTTAACTTCTGACATTTTAATCCTTATTCAAAAATAAATCTTTTTCGGCTTGTCTACGCCTAGTCAAACCATTTAAAACTTTTCCAGCTTGTTTGTTCCAACGTAGAAACTGGTCAGCGGCTTCCTCATATTTGTTTTCATTTAATAATCTTAGAAGCGTTGACTTTGAAAAGTTAGTACCGCCTATATTATACACAAAACTAACTAGCGCGTCAAACTGATTCTGATTTATTTGTACTTTAACAGTGTTGTGAATAACATCTTCAAAAATCGAAAGATCTTTTTCAAACTGTTCTTGTGCCTGTTCAATTGATATAGATTCGTTTAATTTAACTTTACGACCAAATATTTCGGTACTTCCGTAGCCAATGGTCAAAACATCATTAGGTGTTGGTAAATATCCTTCTAAACGAAGAGATTCAAAATTTTTAATCAGATCTTGTCCTTTTTGCGAAGTTCTCATTTTATTCTTTCCAAAAAACATATCTCGTAATCTTGTAAGCCACATAAAAGAAAAGCCCCCATATGAACAAATTCAAAAAAACATATAATAAAGTAATGGCTGTTATGAAATCGATACTCATACCTTTGTCAACTCCGAATATTCGGCCTCGCATAGTAGGTAGATATTGACGGCGTCTTTAAGAGCTTGTTTCAGATCTCGATATTCCTTTGTACCATCACCTATGATTTTCCAATGACCAAATTGCATCTCTGCGGCAGCGATTGGTTGAACTTCTTCCTTTTTATATATCAAAACTCGATATCGATAACCGTTTTCGGGTAAAATGCACGGTTTTGTGTCATAATTTTTGAAAAAAACATCATCTGAAATATCTGAACGATATAAACCCATTCATTCACCTCTTTTGTTGGTGGGGGTATCCCCCACCGTTTTTATTCATTTAAAAGACAACGATCTAGTTTAACAGAAGATGAACCAATCTCAATCTGTTTCGGTTTTTTATCTTCTGGTATTATCACTTTTAATTGTATCACAAGAATTCCGTTTTGTAAATCGGCAAATTCGATTTGCACATATTCACCTAAAAGAAATCTCTGCTCAAAATCTCTTTTGGCTATTCCTTTGTGTATAAACACCTCTTTATCATCTTTATCGGTTCGTTTGTGACGGATTGTTAATATATTTTTATCGAGCAAAATCGCCAAATCTTCCTTTTTAATACCAGCAATAGCCATTTCAATGGTAAATCCTGTATTATCAGAATTTTTCTTAATATTATAGGGTGGAAAGGTTGATTCTTCAGATTTAATAAACGGGCAAAAAAAATCATCAACTATCTGATTGAATTCTTTAGCAGAAAATATATCGTTTTTATAAGTAAACATCGTGCAATCTCCTTAAAAAAGCAAGATTTAAAATGTACATAAACGCACACGCCTTTCATGTACATTACTACACATAAGCATTATATGATCAAATGTCAAGATACCCTTTCAATGTTAATATCATTTTCAAAACAATTAATCACCAAAATCTCAGGTCTTTGATAATCGGAGCCACATGTTGCATAGTGTATACCAGATGGTAAAATTCCCTTGGTATAACGATGTATGTGCCCGGATATAATCATTTTAATCTTTTTAATCTTCTTAATCTTATCTCCTAGTGATAAATTAAAAAAATAGCAATTTGACATATCCCATTCATGCTGCTTGTGTCCGGGGGGTGCCGGTACAATACATTCTTTGAGAATTGGTACATGAGTAAAAACAAAAATATTATCAACCAATTTTTGATTTTTTTTAATATTCTTTAATAGTTTCTTTTGGCAAATATCCGAATATTCTATATCAGAATATCTAGAATGTATATAATTTCCATCATTATTAAATCGTTTTTTATTAATAATCAAAAATTCTTTATTTGTGGCTTCGGGTTTAACTGAATAGTCGTACCATGCAATTGAACCACATAACAACGTTTTATCTGCGATTACAGGATCTTCTTCTAGAAAAGTTATTCCGTATTCCTGACATTTTTCGTATACGTGTTCATAGACATCTTCGCGCTCTCTCAATGTATCAGTACCAAGCGACCAAAGATCGTGGTTCCCTAATAATATACATATTTTTGTATGATCTAGAATTGTCGCGAAGGTCTTAAGAAAATTATCCCAATCTCGATGAAAATCGACTAAGTCTCCCCCAAGAACTACATAATCTGGCCTTTCGATTGCAATCTTTGAAATAACTGTATAAGAAACTGATCGGTCATCTATAATGTGCAAATCACTTGTATATACTATTTTCATAATTATATTTTAAAAGCTGGGTTTACTTAATGTATATTAAATAACCCCGTTACTACTTCTACACATGGTAGAAAAGCTAAATTGATTTATACCTTCTTGGCAGCTTTGGAACCAATTGTGTATTTCTGTATCAATTCCCATTCCGTCTTTTGTTTATATGGAATGATCTTAATCTGATTCACTGGCACAATCGGCTGCTTGCTTTTTTCGGGGTCGACAAGTTCAACCAAGTTCCAGCTAGCCAAAAGATTTGCAATGGTATTACGCCTTGCAATATCATTTGGGGTTATATCGGTCGGTTTACCGTCTAGTAGAAATAATTCTTTAAACATTACAATAAAATATCTTGTTTTGTGCTTACAAAGAATATGACAGGTTTGGAAAAGTTTATTTTGATGCTTTGAAGCCACACCAATGCGTGTAAGGGTTTCACGGATCTTCAAAAAATCATCAGGCTGTTTTAGACGTACTTCAATGAAAGAACTGACTATTTTTTCTTGTTCGGTCTGAACGTTCTTTATTTCATCCATATCACTACCATTTATATAAAAATTGATATCACTATTATTTAGTTCCGCCAAGATTCATAATAGATTTAATTTGTTGAATATCCTCGGTAGTTAATACCCTTAGAGCTTCCTTTGCTCTAGCTATGTTATAACCATAATAATTCTGTATAATTTTCAGATTTTCGATTTGATCTGGTTTTAACCACTTACTACGACGATATTTCTTTCGCACAGAATATTTTAAATAATCATACTGCAAGCGGCGATCTAGAAAGGGTCTTTGGTTGGTTTCGTTTGCAAAAAAAAGCGTATCAATAGAACCACTTAGAAAATGATTAATCAAATATGAATTGTATTTGTTTTCATTATCTGGTGTCATTAAATCATCTTTTTTTAGGTTGATTGAGTCTAGATAATCAAATGTGGAAATTTCTTTATTTTCTAACTTCATATTCATAATCTTTGAAATTTTTAATATGTTTTGTTGGTATCATCAGCCATAGCTGATCGCTCATGCTCTTTCGTATTTCGGCATTAAATCTACGAGTTTTATACTTTAAGACCTTCGAACGTTTCTTCCAGTTTTTATAACCCCATTTAAAAAAATCATATGGAATTGTAACTAAACGATATCTAAAAATAATATTTCCATTTTTCTTACTAATCTGGTCGATTAACGATAATGAATAATACACATCAAATTCTTTCTTTTTAAGAAACGATACTTTTTCCGAAAGCCCCGGAAAACGACCAAGACGATGTGATGATATAATATAACACACATCGCCGTCGTATTTACGTATACGTCCAGACTTGCACGAAATTCTAATATTACAGGTTTTCAGATCGTAATCTTTTCTATGACTATTGTAATCGTATTCGACCGTTTCGCCCATTTTTTCAAAACTACGCTTTAAAACCAACTCCCACATTTTATCGTTAACAGGAATAGATCTATATAAAGCATCCTTCTTATGATGAAGACTGAGTTGATACCCTATTTGTTGTTTCAATTCTTTCACAGAAAACATAATATACCTACATTTTATATAATTATTTCTAAATTTGCAATTCTTTTCTTAGCAATTTCAAAATATTTCTCTTCTTTTTCAATACCTATAAAACTTCTATTAAGTTTTTTAGCAGCCACTCCCGTTGTTCCCGACCCCATACAGCTATCGAATACAACTGCTTCAGGGTTTGTGTATGTTTGTATCAAATATTCCATAAGTTCAAGTGGTTTTTGTGTTGGATGTAAACCTTCACGGGACTGAGGAAATTTAATAACCGATTTAGGATATCTAGTACCTAAATTTTCTTTGTGTTGGCTAATTTGATTGTCGTATATTTCACCAATGGTTTTGGTTTCGTCGTAAAAACCTTTATACGGTTTGCCCTTTGTCATGATTGGATTATATATTGGTGTCTTTTTATAGAAAACTACAATATTTTCATGCGCTTTGAGAGGCATTATCTTGGCATTGAGGGGATTTGTGCCTTGTGGTTTTTCCCAAATCCATTCATAACGAAATTCCTCAATATTACTATTAATTAATAATGAAGTAAATGGTTGACTGGCTGTTAAAACGATAGGTGTGGTATCTTTACGAACTCTTTTATATTGTTCCCAGAGAAGTGCAAATGGTATTATAACATCCCAGCGACATGCAGTAGTGCAATTCAACCGTAGGGCAAGTCGCACAGCACCATATCAACGCTTTTGTCAGGAATATTTTTCATAGCTCCAAGACAATCGGCATTGATAAGACAATTCGCTGGCAATTGCCCTACGATTTGAACCTCCTCAATGTTTTTAAATATTTTCATATTAAATAATTTCCAATATCATTTTTAATATTTTCCCACTCTTCCAAATTCATATCGGCCTTGGCACGGTTCTCGAACCAGGTGACAAATCTTAAATTTATAATATCAAAACCGCCACCCCTGGACCTGGGTTTAATGTGATCGATTGATGGTCGAAGCCATCGATTTTGATTGGATAAAAGCCATTTTTTATATATTTTGTTAAAGATTTTATCTTTATAAAATTTTTCAATAAAATGATAATAACGTTGGCGATTGAAATATTTTCGATGTCTTGATATCACTCTATTCAAAAACTTTAATTTTTCAATATCATCAAATTTGATAAGCCATTTCAAATTTATATTATATTTTAAATGAGCGCTCATATTTTTATACAAAAGTTTTTTATGCATTTTTTTGTTTTTGTTCCAACTAATTCTTCCTTTACACCCTTCGGATATGTTCTTTCTGTGTTGTTCTGTAAATACCCTTTTCACTCGGCCTTTTCGTGTAATAGTAACCCCGTTCGCTATTAGTCGGCGTTTAATCAAACGACCATTTATATTAAATTTTCTTGCAATCATTCGAAGAGTCCAGCGGCGAATGGTATATAAGTGAATGATTTTTTTAATGTTGATTATATTCATAACAAACCATCAATGATGATTTAACCAGAGAAAACACCCATCTTTAAACTCTGGCATACCATCTGCATCATAAACTGTTATATTTCCACCCTCATTACAAACAAGATATTGCCCGTCTTGATATTTAACGCACATACCTTCAGTATCTTTTAATATTTTTGATAGGGCAAATCCTATAACTTCCGTCTGAAAATCTATCATTATAACATCTCAATCGAATTATCGACCATCATTTCAACTAAAAAGGCTAAAAGGTTGATTTCTTGATCGGCTACAAAAGCCGATTTGTACGAATAATCAGCAAGTAGTACAATTAGTGGGGGTATGCTCTGTGGTTTAACTTTCTGATATAAAGAATCGTAAATTTTACGATATATTTTAGAAGGTTCTTCTGATAACGATTCAACGACCCACTTTCTAATAGAATTGAAATTTTTTTCTTTCAATGCTTTATATAATGCTGCAAAATTTAAGTCCACGTCGACGTTTTGTACTAAAACTCCTTCGTCGATAATACCACCAGATGCTATTGTAAATCTTTGAAGTTCATTTAATGACCGACGGAAATCTGGAAAGTGTTTCATTACTAAATCCGCTACAATCTTTTTATCATCAAACTTGATACCTTCCTGTTCAAGAATGTGAAATATTCTCTTAAGAAAACTTGTAGCTATCTTTGGTTTTTCTTCCTTATCAATTTTAAACTCTATAACAGAACATCTCGAATGTATGGGTTCTATTATGCGATTTTTATAATTACACGTAAAAATGAATGCACAATTACGAGCAAACTCTTCTATAAGAGCACGTAAAGCTGGTTGAGAAGAGTTTGGATTGAGATAATCTGATTCATCAATGATAACAACCTTACGATTTCCATTAAAACTTACGGAAGATGCGAAGGATTTAACTCTTGTTCTAAAGGCTTCGATGCCAGATTCTTCAGCACCAAGAGAGCCATTTAATATGATACAATCATTATCGAGTTGTTTGCATAGCGCACGAGCAACAGTTGTTTTTCCTGAACCTGCTGGGCCATATAATAATAAATTTGGTATATCACCCTTCTCTAATATTCCTAAAAATATAGATTTCAATTTCTCTGGTAAAATACAATCTTGTATAGTCTTTGGTCGGTAACGCTCGACCCACAAAAAGTCATCTTTTTCATGATTTATCATAATAACTCACTTTTATTTAATATCCCATCTTTAATTTTTGTGCCTGTTCTGTCAATTGATTTAATTCTTCATTATTAGGAGAAGGTTGATCGGGATTCTGATTTTTACGATGGTCTTGATCGTGAAACGCCATTAAAATCGCATGAGTATAATTGGCAGCTGTATTGACAGCAGTATTGGCGTCTTTAGATTCTGCTTTGATTGCCTGTAAAATTGAACCAAACACTATTGATTTCGATAATAAGTATACGTTATACTTCAGTAAGTGGGAAACTAATATCATTTCTTTCTCAAATTCTCGTAGTTCCTGCTTTGCGTTGCCGGGTTTTTGTTTTTTTACTTTCTTCATATATTTCTTATACCACAAATTAATTAAAAATCAATAACTATCCGTCAAAATCTGTTGCATTTTTCCGAAGCAAATAGTCTTCGCTTACACACTTTAATTTTACCCTTCCCAAAGAAATATCAAATCGAGGTACTATTGGTTCAATTATGATACCTTCTCTTATATGGGTTTGGCTAATTGTATCTTTTCCAAATCTTAAATCAAGAACGTCTTTGTTCATCGGGCCTGTATATAATATTGGGACAGTCTCGATAAGAAAACGTTTAGATATTTCACATCTTTCTTTGGGAGGGAGATAGCAACCATCGACTGTGATATCAAACAACCGAAAAGTGTACGCACTTTGTCCATAGTAAAGATCCTGAATACCTCTACCAAAAATTTCACCAAAAACAATCAACGAATTTGTATTTAAAGCTGCTCGCATTTCCAATAGTTTTTCTTTAATTTTAATATCTTCTGCTATGTTATGCCAGGCGGTTCGTTTGATAAAAACGTCTTCGCCTGTAGAGTTTTTATAATTATCGAGCCGTAAAGCTCTATGATGCGAGCCAATATAAAAAATATCATCTATTAAACCATAGCGAACGTTTGTACCATGAAGTTTTTCTGTGACAAAAACTTCTTCATTCTCTAAGAATATATTTGGAAAATTTTTAACATTTTCAATTTCAGTATATGATATAAAATCCGGAGGGGCGGCAATGGCATCACAACAACCTATAACGTTATTAACTGGAGCTTCATACTTACGTATACGAAGCTCCTTTGCTAAGTCTTCTCCCAAAACCAATTGCCTACCAAGTGCCTGTTCAACTTTTGATCCTGGTATTAGAATACCTTGAGATATGACACCGCGCAGGCGAACGGTTTTGATTTTCTTGCCTTCCAAGAAGGCCAAAAATGGGTTATCTTTTGCGGCGATGGAATCTGTTTTAACATATACTCCTATTGTGGAGGCTTCATTGACAAATTCACTCGACTTTACGATACATTGCCAATCGGTATTTTTAATTTTAGCAATTGATAGAACATCAGCGTTGGGGTGTTTTTCTAAAACGTATTCGACTACTGGTACAGCGAATGTTGACATAATTATAAACTCCGGATTTTATAAAAATCAGAAGCAATTTACTTTATCATAAAACATCTTCAACTACAATGTAGTATGATAGATCACTTGAATGTTTAAATTTTCCAATTGCCTGTTTACCTTTAGCACAAATCTCGACTGCATAACTTCCAGGTAATATCTTCAAATTTTCACACTTGAAGGTATAACGAAATTCATTCTTAACTTTTTCATCTAAATCAATAACGAACGTGTTAGATGATGGATTCTTAGAGTCTGTTAATATAATTTGAAGTCGTTCTATGTCACTGACCACAACAAAATCAGGTAGACCAATGACAGCACTGGCCTTTAACGTTTCGTTTAAAACACTTTCAGACAACTTAAACGAAAAGGCAGGGTCGGGTAATGTCAACTTTCGTTTAATAGTATCTGGCACCATTCTTGGATCACAATATACGTAGTTTATAAGACTGTTTTCTCCTACGATTTTTACGCTCTTTTCACTAAATTCGAATACGGGGTTCTTTACTAAATTGATAGCATTTAAAAAAGCATTTAAATCGTAAATTGCAAATTCGATAGGAAAGGTTTCTTCGACTGTTGCTGAACCAATAACATTTTGTTCTTTGGTAATCGTCTCTATAACATTACCCGGTTTGATTAAGATGCTATTATTGATGGTTGAAAAATTCTTAAGAATATTAGTTGTGCGAGATGATAGTTTCATATAAATTTCTCCATGATAAAAATGTCCGTGTTTTACGGTACACGGACAAAAACCGTTGACTTATAGACTATCTATGAGAGTTATCTAAACGATAGACCGCCTCTTTTTGTCCATAGTCATTTCGGCGCTTGCCGCTGTAATTGGTATAAATGCGAAAACCTTCTTTTCTCAAATCAAAGATACGAGCAGGAACGCGAGATACACCACGAGCTTCGGCTTGCTTTGCTGTAACGCCCTTACGAAAGCGCAATAGCAGTTGAAATAGCCTAAGCTTTTGTGTTGAAGTTGCCATATTATTATCCTCATCAAATAATTTAATAAATTATAAATTATACTATATCAAAAATATCACCACATGTCAAGAATTAATTGATTGGCTCTAATTCTGGTAAACTCGCCCAGTTTGAAATAACCTTTTTGATTTTAGGTTCTTCTTGTATTTTTTCTTCAGAAAATTTAACATCAATGTCTTTTAGCGGTAAACATTTACTATACATGTCCAATAAAGCGGTTTTAGTGTTCGTATCAAATCTATTGATACACAATTCAATGGCTTTCTCTTTATTATTGAAAATAGCAAAGGCTCTAGCAATATGTACCAACCGTCTAGTCGATATAATTTCGTCGATGCCACCTTCTTTATATGTCAGTCTTGTAGAATCTGCCCAGTTAACCAACACTTCGCAAAATTCGTCATCTACAATCGCGTGATGTTTAAATAATATCTTTAAAATTTTTTGTTCGACTGTTTTTTGTGGATATTCTTGTTCAAACGTGACAGCAAATCTCTCTAAAAAAGCCTCGTTCATAACATTTGTACCAATAAATTTACCATCCTCGCTGCCCTTTCCCTTTGTGTTGGCTGTGGCAATGATGTTGAAACCCTCTTTTGGGTAAATATATTGGTTGATACGTTTTAAAAAAATACCTTTACCCTCTAGTACTGGCTGTAGGCATAAAATTTTAACGGCATTAAGATCAACTTCATCTAATAATAAAACGGCCCCTGTCTTGAGCGCTTTAACAACAGGTCCATCAAACCATACGGTATTCCCATTAACCAATCTAAACCCACCTAATAGATTATCTTCATCTGTTTCATGTGTTATATTAACACGTACCATTTGCCTTTTTAAATCGGCGCAAATCTGTTCAACCATTGTAGTTTTACCGTTACCAGATAAACCGGTAACATAAATTGGATAAAATATTTTAGACTTTACGATATTTTTAATATCACAATAATGTCCAAACGACACAAACAATTCATCTTTCTTTGGCACAAAAATGGCTTCATTATCTTCACCATTTTCTAATGGAATTATCGATTTTGAAATTGGTACTGTGTCTTTTGTTTGTTTATTTTTACTACCTTTAGGTCGACCGGGTCTTTTAAATACCGGCTCCTTCAGCATTGCATATAAGTCATAACCGCCGGTTAAGCTTTTATAAAACTTCTTTAAATGTTCCCAAAAAGCATCGGTGACATTAAATCCACTTGAATTAGCAGCCGAAACTATATCATTCCAACTGATGACTAATCCATCACTATGATTTTCAATAGTTTTTTGTACAAACTGCGCTTCTTCAGATGTTAATTTATAATTCATTTTAAACACTCACTTATTCATTATATAATCACATTTTAACAAAAAGTGGACTTAATGTCAACCCTTAATCACAAAGAAACGTTAACCGCTGGTGTAGATGCAACAACCTGTGGTTGCGTTGAATTATCGTTATTTGTTAACGTAACATCAGCAGCTAAAATACTTTCAAGGTTATAATTTCCTCTACTAGTTCTATAAGACTTGAACGGCTGGCGCAATAACCACCAAGGAAAAGGTAGTGTATTGATCGTAGCACATTCGATAATTTGCTTGCGAGATACGACCGGGCCGTAGTTTTTAACAAGCAAATCAACAAACGTTTTCTGTTCATTCGTTAAATTTTTAGTCAGTGTAGCCATATTATATTCTCCTATAATAAAAAATTAAGCAATTTGTTCAATAAACTTTGATAGAATAATTCTATTTTTCAGTCTATTTTTTAAAACTTTTGTAAAAATCTTTGCAATCTTCTGGCTGGTTGGTGTTTTTTTGGTGTCAAACGCAATTTCTTCATCTCTAATATGCAGTTCTTTTGTGTTAATAACATATAATTGGTCATAACCAAAACACTTTTCTAGAACGTGGCTTAAATCTTTTTTATTTTCTTTGTGTATTTTTTGTTGATCTACGACCGTTGTTAATAGACTTGTGATGTTTGTTGTATGTTTTTCTAAATAAAAACCAACTACTTTAGAAGATGTTATATCACGAAAACAATTATATAAACACGAGGTATGTTTTAACATTTCATCTTGAGATTTATATTCTTTTTTATTTTTTGGATTACGAAACACAACATTATTAGAATTGTATAGAGCTTTTACTACTAAATTTTCACCGTATTTATAGGATGAATTGCTTTCTCCGTCTGTCAAAAATATTGTTGTAATTTTCTGCAAATTGTATGTTTTTTTAAAATCTGTTACTATCTTTGTCGCACATAATATAGTTGAATTTAATGGGGTGCTCGTAAGTCTTTCAGATTCGGGTAAATCATATGAATAAAATGAAGAATAAGCCGACACGTTTCGATATTGGTTGATTAGCATTTGTATGTTTACACATGCATTATTAAATTCAATACTTGACATCTCATTTGAAAAATATTCTTTTAAAACGAAATCCTCTATTACCATATCATTTTGTTTAGCGGCAATACATTTTGCTGGTATGGATGAACCAGAATAACCAGCATTTTTATCGGCAAACCCATAGACTACAAATGGTATATTAATTTTTTGACAGAATGATACTAAAATTAAAAGCTGTTCATATGTATCAGCCATATTTACATTCATACTATCTGAACAATCTAAAAACATAACCAAACCATGGTTCTTACCTTCCTGTATAGTATCTTTTTTAAGAAATACGTCTTCGCTGTACATGTAAGAATGTATTTTATTTGTGTCTAAAAATCCTGTTTTAGATGTTTTGATTCTTGAATATTCGTCGGCTGATTTTTTAAGTTCAAATTCCTTTACCAAATATGAAATGATTGGAGAATTTTTTATTCTAAATTCGTTGTATTTACTCTTCGCACTCGCTATCAAATCCTGTTTGGTTGAATAATAATTAGAAATTTTCTGATGTACTTTTTTATAATCTATGATAACTTTATCTAGACGAATTTTGGTTATATCTGGTATGTTAACATATTCATTTATCTGATTATATGATGGAGATTCGTCTTTAAATTTTTCGTAATTTTTCTGTTCGTTGTTATAGGTTTCTCCCATTTTATTCAATTGGTTTTGATCTTTTGAGTTTTTACATTTTTTGTCTGGCTCTTGTTTACTATCCCGCGAATCACCATTTTGTTCACTTAAATTTTGATTTTCATTACCATTTTGTTCTTTGGATTGTTTTTGTTCAACGTTTTCATCAGAATTTAAATCAGATTCGGATATAACGTTAGTAGTTTCTCCATATTCATCGACTATTTTATCTGCAATTTTGATAATTTGTTCAAACGTTTCAGCCGCAGCAAGTTCGTCTACAATGGATTTTTCTTTATCGTCAAAACTTATTTTAATATTTCCGCAGATACCAACCTTAAAATGTAAATTTATTCGATCTAATAAATGAAGATCTGCTACATTTTTACCATTAATACCAAAAAAATCTTGCTGAAACAGTTCTCGGTATGCATAAAAGAATGATTTAGCCAAGCCGGGCAGTTTTCTTTTAATTATTTTTTCAATCCTAGCATCTTCTAATATATTAATGACAGTTTTATATTCTGGACAAACCTTAAGTTTTTCCTTTATAATATCCAATAAATTACTAGGAGTATTAAGCGCGTGAGAACATTCGTGGCCTATGAATAAATCGTATATATTTTCGCTTACATTCTTATATATTGGAAGTATTAAAACCCGATTTTGAACATCGAAACCGGCGGTTTTGATTTTTCGGTGTTCTATTGTTAGATTTTCTTGTGCAATAAGTTTAGCTAAAATTTCTTTCGCTATATAATTTATTTTCACTTGACCCATATCATAATGATAGCAGAGTACAGGCCAAAAAGCAATATATTTGTTATGTAATTATATCAATTGGTTATATAAGTTTCTGAAAAACCATGATGGGTTCATATTTAACAAGCTTCCCATTGATTTTACAATAGTTTTTAAAGGTCGATTCTCCATCGTCGGTGGTTCGGCCTGCCCCTGGAAAGGAGTGAAGACACATCTTCCATGTTATTATATGTTTCATTCCTAATTCTGAAAGAATATTAAATGAATCTTTCTCAAGTGGTAAATACGTACCATCTGGCATTCTTAGATCTGCCACATTCCACCAACAATAACCACCGGGGCGGAGCCATTCGTTAATCGTTTCAAGGGTCGTTCTTAAAAAACCGTCGCGCCATTCATTATAAGTTTTAAACTTTAGATATGATTGTGTTTCGTCGTCAGAATACTGTTCTCTGTTGAAATAGGGACAAGATGTGCCAGCAATGCTAAGTTTTCCCTTATATTTTTGAAAGTTTATATCATCTTTCATTACTTCAGAACCGAGACAGTAGACTTCGTGTGTGTTAGACTGTGGAAATAAACATTTTAAACGATTTGAATTTTCATTATAATAATTTGCTAGGTCATCATATATCGAATATTCAGGTGTTAACCAATTGTCGGTATTTGGATCGTTTCCGATATAGTGTATATTTCTATCATTACGGGCAGCCATTGCTCCTACAATTCTTCCTCCCCAGCCGGATGAACAATCCCACACATAGATCTTATCATCATTCTTAAATTCTTCAGTATATTTTTCGTATAACCACTTGGCTGTTAAGACAGGAAAGTTGACTGGTTGTTGTATAACCGACACTTTCCATGATTTAAAAGCCATTGGGAACAATTTTTGTCCCAGTGGAAAATAACGAATTTGATATTTTTTATTACCGTTCTTGATTTTATTAACATCAATATTTGATAAACAGGGTTTTGGAATTATGTCTAATAGTTCAAGTAGATCGTCTTCTAACAATTCAGCAAATATCTTATTTCGTACGTCTAAATTATTTCCCGTATAAACTTCGTCAAGTTCTTTTTCAGATATAAAATAATCATGTGTATTATATCGACGTTGTCGATTCTCGAATTTTGTTATCCATTCTTTAGCTGTATCAGCAAAAATGCCAAATTTAATATTATTTTTTTCAACAACTGATGAATAATGATAGAAACTATCCTTTTTTAAATTTCTGTATAAAGCTTTATAATGAGATTCAAAAAATTCTTTTTTGGAATTGAAATCGTATATTGACGTACCTTGGCCTGAATCTTGGGTGCATATACGAGTTTTAAGCATGTGGGGAAACCACTGATTAACGCATGTAGTTCCCAGACGAACTATGTTTCTTATACAATCTCTCTGGCCTGTTTTCTCATCTGCGCACTCAAATTCGTGTACAGGATATCCCATTAGTTGATTGAACTGTTCAATTATCTCTGGTTCATCGTATGCTGTTCTTGGTGGTGTGTTTTTATTATCCCATATATCGATTATAACTTTACGTAACGTTTTGATGAATACACGAAATTCGCTATCACCCATCCATAAAACTTCTTCAAATTTTTTATTAATAGGATGATTTAAAAGTTCGTGATTTCTTTCATGAAAATGTTTAACTTTCATTTACGTCCAAATAGACTGTCGAATTTTAATAAGACGAATCGTCATTTCCATGTCTTCCTTATCGCGTAGCGCATCTAGTTTAATAGATTTGTCTAAGAGTTTATGATATTGTTTTCTTTCTTTGGGTGTTAATTCGTCATACATTTCATAACAACCATTTTCTAATTTCTTAGATTTAAACATTCTCGAACGATTTTTATCATAAAAGGCGGTCAAGCCACAAACATCACCAGAGTCTTTTCTTGCCGGTCTTTCGTGTTTCCACCAATTATATAATTTTTCCTTTTCAACAGCGCATTTAGCCTGTTCTGGACTTGTCTTCCTTAATCGTTTTTCCCAAGCAAGATATTCTTTTCCAAGTTTTTCAGAATGAATTATACCAAAAGCTTTATATTTGAAAATGTCCCAATACGAAAATCCCTTTTTTCGAAATTGTGGTATGGTCATTTGCCAGGTTTGCCATGAGGCTAATTCAACTTCAACAAACTCCGTTAATATGGCAAAATTAACATGTAATAACTTTTCACATGGATCACAATACTCTCTTTTTGCTAGTGTCGGTATCACAACAACGTTGGCAGCTTTTCTTCTATATGATACCAAATCACGAATCGCTGAAAGAAGTTTTCTTCGCAACCGTCTAAAAATATTTGGACGTTTTAAGACATTGCCGGTAAATGCGTTAATATATTCTGTCATGGTACTATCCTACTAAAATTTTTCTGTTTCTCGAATTTAATATATTCTGAGAATTTGTCAAGCATATTCGTCTTATGGCTAATAACAAAAATATTAGAATTCTTTAATATTGGCTCATTTGTAATCAATTCAATTATATTTTCTGTAGCTATCTGATCTAAACTTGAGTCTAATAACTCATCTATAAACAATAAGTTAGTTCTAATCGAGTTTTTCATAATGGCAATAGTTCGCCAAGTTAATAATATAGCTATATCCAGTCGCTGTCTTTCGCCTTCACTAAAGCACGAGTATGTATAATCGTCTCTACCTCTTGCACGAATCGTTTCATTAAAATTTTCATCAATATTAAACGTGACATAAAAATTCATGGCTGATAAAAACCTATTAACTAACTTGTTTATAATAGGTAGATATTGTTTAATTATCTTAGATTTGATACCACCATCTTTTAATAGGTTCGTTGCAATTTCGTGTATCAGTTTACTATGGCTCAATGCTTCTCGATTCTTTTCAAATTCCAATAACTTATCTGTAAGTTCTTTTAATTTATTCAATTCTTCTGTAGTATCTTTCTGTTTACTATCTATTTCTTTATTTTCTTGACGAATTTTATCAAGATATTGCATGGTCGAGCTGATATGTATCTGTACTTGTGATATCTTATTCTGTAACTGTGCTATTTCATTTTTAATTTTATCAATTTCATCGTGCCGAGTTTCAATCTTCACAAGAACTTTTTGAATTTTTTCAATACCTATCTGATATTCTTGTTGTTTGTTTTGTCTAATTTTTATAACTTCTTCTTTGTAACTCTGTTCAAAGTCTCTGTGACATGTTGGACAAGTATCTGTAGTTTCATAGAATGCCAACTCTTTCTTCAACTTTCGGATATTATTCTCAATATCTTTTTCTAAGCTACTGTATTGTGATATTTTAGAAACCACCGACTGTTCATCTACGATTAATTGATGTAAACTGTATATACTATCATTATATTTTTGTATAATCTCATTATTTTTAGAAATTTCAACTTCCGATTCAATAATTTTCTTATTGTTATCTTCTATCTGACGTTCTTTATTCTTCTTTAAATCGTCAATATATCGATTGTATAGTTGTATTCTTTCTTTATGTGTCTGTATTTCTAAATTGGTTTGAGTTATATTAGTTTTGATATCAGAAATTCTATCTTTCAATAACAAAGACATTGTTGAAAATATTTGAATATCTAATAAATCTTCTACTAACGCTCTTCGATCTATCGTTTTCATCTGCATAAATGGGGTGAAATTAGATGAACCCAACACAACAATCTGTGAAAATGTACGATAGTTCATATGAACAATATACCGTTCAAGATAATCTTGATAGTCTTTTGTATGGCTATCTTGATTTATAAGTACGTCGTTACAATAGATTTCAAATATAGCGGGTTTTAATCCTCGACGGATTAAATAATGATTAGTACCAACGTCAAATTCGATTTCGACCACACAATCAGCATTGTTAATGGAATTGACTAGTTGTGGTTTATTGATAGGTCTAAATGGTTTTCCAAATAAAGCGAATGAGATTGCATCGGTAACAGTACTTTTACCACTTCCAGATTCACCAATTAATATCGTGGTTGGTTTATAATCAAGCCAAATTTCGGTAAAGGAGTTACCATACGAAAGAAAATTGCGAAACTTAACTTTTCGAAACTTAAGCATGAACTATTGTTTTTGTATAAACTCTTCAAACTCAACTAGCGCGTGTAGAAAGCCTTCGAGATCAAATGAATATGCTAATTGTCTAAGTTGTGTCGCTTGCATACGTTGTACATCAACTTCTTCCATTCTATAGTGTATCCAATCTAACAATATTTCTTTTTTAATAGTTTTTTTATTAGACATCGATATTCTGACTCTCCATATACAAATTTTTAAGCAATTCTATCAATGGACCTTTATTCTCTTCCGCTATATTCAACCCATCAACATAGTCAATCAACAATGTTAAAGTATCTTTAGTTTCATCTATCTTATCAGGGCTTAAATCTGAATCTAATATAGCTTCAATAATAGATACATCAGCGGGATTTTCTTTGTATAAAGATTCTAAAAATTGATCAAAAAGATTTTGATTATTTTTCTGTTCGATAACAACTTTAACATAACAATCTTTATATCTAGAAAGATTGTATTGAACGTTCAAATCTTCATACGTTTTATTTGTATCATCATACACTATCTTTTCGAAAATGTGAAGAGGATTTTGCACAAATTGGACTTCACGAGTAGATGTATCTAGAACATGAAACCCCTTTGGATCTTCATAATCGCTCCAAACCATTTCATATGGAGCACCAAGATAGTGTATGTTATCAGAAGACGATTTGTGATGATAGTGTCCAGAAAGTACCATATCAAATTTTTGAAATACTTCTGGTTTAAATCCTTGATCAAAATTCAATAAACCTTCATACATTTGAAAGCCAATGATATCAAAATGCCCCATTACGATTTGAGCTTTGGTTTTCTCCATCTTGGTTTTACAAGCTTCTTCGTTGTCTTGACTTATCCATGGAATAAATGTGATATTTGTATTATCAAATTCCATTGTTATTGGTCGATTTATTATACAAATATTTTCATATGGCACAAGAAGTTCGGATAAACTATTAATGTCATTATTATTTTTATGATAACAATCGTGATTGCCTGTAATAATAAACGTCTTATATCGGGAATTTAATACTTCAAATACATTTTTTCGCCAAGAATTGAGTGTATAGAAGTTTACATATTTTCGACGATCAAAAACATCCCCAAGATGTATAATCGTATCGATGCCGTTCTTGTCAAGATATGGAAAAAATACTTCCTGATAGAATTTTATAAAATAATTATTAAATACAAGCTGATCGTTTCTTGCTCCAGCGTGTGTATCTGTTAATAAGGCAATTTTCATATCTAGTTTTTCGCTTTAATCCAACCACCAATAATCGTTGGTAATTTGAATTTAGTTGGTCCAGCAGCTGATGTTATCGATAATCTAGCACCCCATGTAGGGTCCCAATTACAGTTTTTAATAAAATCGTATAAATCTGGGTAATCAAGGTCTGATACAAAACTCCCGTCGGTTATGAGCCAAGTATTATCTTTACATGTATATGCGACATCACCAATCTGATCAATGGCAAAAGTCTGAAATATTGATGCACCTGGCTGAATGCTCGTTGGCGGGGTAAACTTTTTTAATATTTCATCAAAAGCATCTGACAATTTTCCGCTGTTATCAGCCACAACAACTTCAATTAGATTGATAATCTTTTGTGATACTAACTCTAATGTAGTGCCAGATCTATATTCTTTGATATACTGTACTATCATATCTTCTTTGTTATCGTTGATCATAATAGAAGCTTCAAACCGATCACGCAATTCTTTTACAACTGACGCTGCCGCTTCTTTAGATGATATCTGATAATTGGAACCATAGTTCCATACGATAGTTCCAACTTTTTCTGGAGTTATTTTTTCTAAACCGTCCATATCAACACTATTTTGATAAAATTTCAAATGTGGTGGAAATTTCATTATAACAATTTATCATCGCTTATCAATTCAAAAAATAAATCAAGGGTTTTTGATTTTTTCTTAGTCTTAGATTTAGTTTTCTGTTTAGCGGCTTCTATAGATTTCTCATAACTATCAATAAACTCGCGTTTATAATCTTTTAGTGCATCATTTTTCTGAATCATGTTTAATATTTCTTCATTATCAGACAGTTCAGAGTTCATAAACGATTTATACTTCACATATAGCTGCTTCTTTTCTTTTTTAATTCGTCTGACAAAGGCATAATATATTATCTGTGTAAAATATGAAAATGGATTCTTACTCTTTTTTGGATTGAAATTATGGACATACTGAATACAATTTTCAATGCCGTCGGCTACCATATCCTCTTTGTATGTATAATTAATGAAGTTACCTTTGGATGATAAATTTCGAGCTAACTTCAAAAAATAAATTGCTAATGAATCTGGTACTGGCACTCTTTCTCCGCCAGCAGCTTTCATAAGTTTACGATACTCAATAATCTCAGCAAGAAAATCAGCATTTTTTATGTAATTAGCTTTTTCTCTTTCTTTTGGTTGCTTTTTGCGTTTTAATTTAAAATTCTCAATTTTATTTTTTGTTTCTGAATTTTTCATATAAGAGATTGTTTAATAAACCCTCTCTATGTTTTCACTATACAGAATTAGAATTTAAAGTCAATTGTTATTTCGATCATAATAAAGTTTAATAATTGGACAGTTTTGATTATTGTAATTTAGATTTTCGATACAATTATTCATATAGAGTATGAATGACGTTTGTTTGCCACTTGAGTTGTTTTGATGTTATTTGGTTGTTTTGAGGAATTGAAGAGTCGTAAGATTATTAAGTGTTCTTCTTATGAGGACTCATTTTCCGCAGATCACCGCTATTGTAACAACAAAAAAGCAAAAGTCAAGAGAAAAATACACTTGTCAAGAACTTTTTTTAAAATAATATTGGCTGCTAAAAATATGAAAGCTATTGCAATGATATTTTTAAAGGCAGCTCTGAGGTCTGATACCCACAAATTCGTTAAAAGTGCATTTGTAAGATGTTGATTTAATTATAAAATAAAAGGTGATTTTTAGTGTTTTATACTTTTCTTGGGGTCAATCTCATTTAATATCTGAACTGCCATTTCATTAGCTTCTTCAGACCCAAAATTCTTTTTAAGCGTTCGTTTTTGCTCCATTTTTTGACGTTGTTCGATAACAAATTCGTTATATTGTGCTAAAATTTTAGTGTTTGGGGTAGCCAATGTTATGATTTTGTTCTCTGGAAG